CCACCCCGCGCGGCAAAGGCGGTGAAGCGTGACCACCCCACCCACGCCCGAGAAGCCCGTGGAGGAGCGGATCGCCATGGTGCTGGGCGACAAGTACACCAACAGGGACCCGGATGTCCTTGCGCTGCTTCTCGAAGACGCGCAAACCGAACTGCAGAGGCTGCGGGCGGAGAATGACCTACTTAGTGATGCGCTGGCCGCCAGGGGCCGCACCGCCAGGAACCGCACCGCCAGGAACCGCACCGACATGACCGTGGGCATGCTGCGGGCCCAGCTCGCGGAGGCTGTGGAAATAGGTATTAGGCTGTCGTGGCTGGGTGACCACGAGGACGGCTGCGAGTCATATCTGGAAGACGAGTGCACCTGTGGAATCCCTGGGGCTGTCGCCCGTCTCTCCGCCCTGGCCAAGGAAAGCGGGGTGGGGTGATGAGTGTATGCCAAGGATGTGGCGCGAATACCGATACCGAGTGCTTTCGGTGGTGCTACACCCACGACATTGACGACCTTCGCCAGCAACTCGCCGACCGCGACCGGGAGCTGGCTGAGGTGCGGGAATGGGCGAGAGGAACCACCGATGCGGAGAAGTACATCCGAGAGTGTGGCAGGCGCTACCGGGACGAGGAGACACTGAAGCGCATGGCACTGGCCCGCATCGACCGGGCGCTGGCGATAGGACGAGACTGGTGCAATCAGGCAGCCGGCCGCGGACTATTGCCGGTCATCGAGGACATGTGCGCTGCACTAGAAGGCAAGGAGGACGATGAAACCCCAACCTGACAAAGAAGGCATTGCAGTCGCTCCATCTCAACACGCAGAGCGAATGCGCTGCAGCCCGGCCTGGCCGAAGAAAGGGGGCTGCAAATTCTGCTACGTCCCACCACCCATGTACTGGAGGATGCTTAGGTCATGACCAAAGCAGAAGCCGGAGCTCTCATCGAGCTCGTCCTCATCGTCATCGCCTGCATTCTTTTCATGAGGTATTCAGAATGAGACTTCCACTATCCGTGAAACTCCTGTTGGCTGCCGTTGGGTGGGTCGACGAGAACCATAAGCTCGAGAAGCGTATTCGTGAGCTCGAGGACGAGCGTGAGACCTTGCGAGACAGGTTGCGGAGTGACTCCCTCTGTGGCGTCTGTGGAGGATTCCCCGACGACCACGTAAGTGGTCTCCCCTGTATCTGTGGAGGCACGGGCAAGCAGCGAGACGAGGCGCTCAATGCTCGGAAGATGGTCTTTGAGCTCGAGCGGAAGATTGATAAGGCTCTCACGGTTCTCGATGAAACGAGTCCGTGCTGGTGCGACGAAGATGTCAGGGACTGTTGGGCCTGTAGGGTCCGTGGCGCCCTGTCCAGAAAGGTAACCCCATGAACGAAACCAAATTCTCAAAGACGATTGAGCCAAAGGAGCTTGAGCTCTTTCACGCCTGTCGCCATGACTACAACCAGTGGGCGACCTTCGGTGGGAACACCTGGGAACACAGCCCAGGGCTGTCCTTGGTGCAAGCCATGCAGATTGAGCTCATGCGCTGGGAGCGAAACAACTTCGGCCTTCAGCCGCCGTGGACGGGCCTACTTGGAATCTTCGAAGAACTCGGCGAGCTCGACGAGGCAATAGACTTTGACGACCAGGTGGACGCCGTCGGCGATGTCTTGGTGTTCGCATCCAACCTGCTCGTAAAGTACCGGCTTGGCATTGCGCCCATCATGGGCAACCTAAAGGATGCCCCTGAGCTAGATCCAATCTACATGCTTGAGAGCATGGGTTGGGCAAGCCACGTCATGCTGAAAAGCGAGCAGAAGATTCGCGGCTACGATGACGTTGAGACCATTCGGCGGGACATCGCGGTGTCGGTCTACAGACTTCTTCGCTACCTCGTGGGGACCTGCGATGACATCGGCATCGACCTTCAGGGGACGTATCTCAAGATTGGGGCCAAGGTTCTAGGCCGAGACTGGAAGAGCAATCCCCACAACGCAGACAAGGTGGCTGGATGATGGCGAACAAATACTCGTACCTTCACATCGTCCAGGGCCGCTACGACTTTGGCTGGGAAGATCTTGCGGCCAGCGAAGACTTTCGTGAGGCACGCAAAGACCTTCGAGCGTATCGGGTCAATGCGCCGGAGATTGACTATCGAATGATTCAAAGGAGGGAGCTCAATGAACAAGCCTGACCTCACCAAGGCCACCATCCTAAACGACAACTGCCAGGAGCACGGCTCGAACCTCTACGCCCTCGAGGAGGGAGGCATCTACTGCATCAACGGTCACATGGTCGGCCAGGGCTACGGCAAGGGCATTAAGTTTGATGCAGCGGACTACTACGACACCGACGATGGAAGAGAAGTGCTCAGCCACTCTTCTCTGGAGGATGCTCTTGAGTACGTGCTCGACAATGCCTGGGAGAAAGACCGGACCTGGGACGACGTCCTCGACGAGCTATGCCCCGTCACAGTCTTCGCGTTCAGAAGGAAGGAGCTCGACAAGGGAGTCGCAAGGCGTGTCGCAGAGGATGTTATTGAACGCTTCGAAATGGATTTCTGGTACGAGGAATACGGTGATTTCGATGGCAATCATCTTCCCTGGGAGGGCAAAAATAAAGCGGCCCTAATCGACGATATGACAGCCGTTCTGGAAAAGCACCTGGCCGACGTAAAACCTTGGCAGTGCGAAGTTGTGACAACAGCAGAGTTCACGAAGGAAGAGGTCCGTGAGCTCATGAAAGGGTATTTGGAGGAATCGTAATGCAAGACATGAGATACGAATCAGTTGAGTTCGAAGATGACTTCATGAAGTGTCCGAGCTGCAATGAAATTTACTTGCACCAGGACAAGGTTGAGGTTTGGCAGAGATTTGAGGAGGACGGCCCAGGGCGACACACAACCATTTCACATGGAGGTGATGAGCTTCTGGATGTGATAGACCCAAGACCTCCCCACAGAAGAGACACCATCAGAATCCATTTCTACTGTGAGCACTGCCACGCCGGTGAGGATGCATGGGATGGCACGCCTCATGTTCTTGAGATCTACCAACACAAGGGTCATACCCTCGCCAACTGGTATGTGGATGGCGAAAGAAAGCAGCCATGAAAAACATCGAACTAGCAGAGAAGATCAACGAATTCACACGCTCCATCGTGAGCGCCACGGCAAAGGGGGAGTTCCCCGAAGACTTTAGAGAGGACGTCCGGCAGCTAACGAACTCCATCATGTTAGCTCTTGACGGAAAGGATTTGGCGGACCTGGCGAATGTCCTGAACCTTCTTGAGACAACAAAGGCGTACCTCTCCATTGCTGCAATATCAAAACCCAGCAGGGACAAGGAGGTGCTCGACTTTACGTGCCAGGAAGTGATCACAAACTGGATTGCAATCTTCCTCTACATGACAAGACTGAACCCAGACTTGGATATAGCTGCCATTCTAAAAGAAAGCGCTAGGAGGATGAGAAAATGAACGACGAAGAAGAATTCGATCACGACCTATGGGACTCGGTTGTCTGCAAAGCTCGCAAAGATGGCGAGTTTGTATTCAGCGTCGATGACATTCCGTGGGTAGAGAAAATGACGGGAGTAACCTCGCTGGGATCGAGGGAGTGGTTCACTGGAGTGACCCTCTACGGCATCCCGGTGCGGATTGAGGAGGAAGCGGATGGGCGGCAAACCCAGGGTGAAGCCTGAGCCTGGCCAACGAGACCAATGCTTCGCGGTCACCGCGGCCGGCGGGATTGGTATCAAGCTGGTCCTTGAGACGACGCCACCGAGGTCGAAGATTGAGGCGGCCAGGATCATCAAAGCCAGCTTCAAGCGGCTGGGCACTCCAGTCGAGCAGCGTACGCCAGGAGGCATTAAAGCCCTCCGGCTCGACGTCATCTACAAGGATGGGACCTGATGAGTGAATTCAGTGTGGAGGAGTTCAGGAAGGCTGTGGAGGAGATCGACAGGATCGTCGCCAGAGATCCGCAGCTCATGTTCCGCAAGGACCGAGAAGCCGCAAGGCAGGAGGACATCAAGGAAAGGCGGGGGTTCCTGGTTCTTTCCCCCGAGCTTCAGATTGTCAAAGAGCTTGACCCGGAGGGCATGATCTTGGAGAAAGATGGCCAGGAGTACCGGGTCATTGTCGACCCGCGTCTAGTGGGCATGACGAGCAGTGCAACAGGGGAGCCGATTCATGGCTGGTGGGTGCCGCCGATTGCCATGGACATCAAGCCGATGGGGCCATTCACCGTACTCGATGGAGATAGAAAAGATTGAAGTTCACGAAAGCCAGCAACAAGAAAGTAACGGGTCGGACTGTGATCAGCATGACGTCCCGATTCATCGACGCGACCTATGAGAGCCGGGGCAAGGATGAGTCCTGGGGCCGTTTTGGCGGCGGGTGGGATCTCGAGCTCGGGGTTCAAGTAGATAGGTCGAAGCGAAACATCATCATCAACCTCGTCACCTCGTCGGTGCGAATCAAGATCAAGGAGAGTCCCTTTGGCAAACGACAAGAGAATCGTCATCGAGGAGACCGACGAGTTCGACCCGTTCAGGGAGCGAACGATAGTGATTCTCAAAGGAGACGGCTCTTTGAGCATTTCCTACGAGTATCAAAGGGCGGGCGAGGATTTCTGGCGGACCTGGCAAAACCAAGGCGCGACCCTTGGTCCTACGGCCCTAACTAGGCTCAAGGAGGCTCTGGAAGAGCATGCACCACGACGACAAGGGCGCGAAGGAGCGAAATTCCAGCAAGGCGGTTGACCCCGCTGTCTCAGCCAGGAGGGGCTGGATTCACAAGCGCCAGGTCGAGCTCTATCTGGAGAGGAACGGGATCCATCCTGATGGTCTCGTAGACAACAAGAAGTGGCAGCCGTGCTATCGGCAGGCCGAGGAAGAATGGGAGAAGAAGAATGCGACATCTAGAGATGAGTCGCCCGGAGCTAATTCGGGAGGTCGAGCGTCTACAGGAGACGCTGTGGGCGCTTCAGGATGCCCCGTGGACTAAGGATGCTCCAGGGCTCAGGGCCTATGTGAGGGTCCACCTTCACAGCGGTCGGGTGCAGCTTGATCCGCAGCAGCGCCGAGAGCTCGAGCACCATCTTCGCGAGTGGAGCCTGCCAGAGCCGAAGAAGGCAACCCGCTTACAGCTCGGGCTCAAGGAGGCCTTGATCAATGGCGGATGATAGAGACTGGGGAGAATGCACCTGTGGTGGAAAGATTGTACCCAAGGATGATCACTGGGCGATGTGCACGGAGTGCGGCGACGACAGCTTCCCACTGACCTACGATGCGGCCTATGGCGGAGGAGAGAATCTCGATCTCGAGCCGAATGCCGCCGAGAAGGCGCTCACAATCATTGCCGAGCTCTGCGGCATCAAGAACGGCTGGGACTTTCCAGGCCAGGTCGTGGGCTACGTCAGGCAGCTAAAGGAAACCGCGACTTCCGTCGAGGACCGCAACCAGCGTCTCCTGGCCGCCATCGCGGAGGCGATTGAGCGGACCGAGGACAATGGCCCTGGCGCCAAGAGCATCCTCCAGGCGGCGGTGAAGAGAGATCTTCCGTACGAGCCGGACAAGGGCCGAACGCACTACGAGGGTTGTTGGCGAAGCCGTGGCCACCACAACTGCGCAGTGCGCTACATCGACGAGCTCGGCGCATCCATCAACAAGAGCCAGGCGGAGATTCAGCGCATTCGCAAACGACACGGACTCAAAGGCGGGGAACCGCTTCTGGGCCTCAACCTGCCAGAAGGAGACGAGGAGACCTGAGCTGGCATAAGGCCTTTGTGAGGAAAGCACGCACGAAACAGAAGTCAGTGTTGTTTAGAGATCTCCCCAGGACCACGGCCTACGATGGACCGCCCAGAGAGACGGTGGGCACGGGGGGAATGCTTCAACACAAAGATTGCCCAAAGGGGTTTGCGAGCAGTTCGATTACGAGGGCTTGGGACCCAAAGAAGAGTGACTACTATGTCGAAGCGTTCTGCGCTTGCGGCGCAAAACAGAGAATCTATGACGGAGAACGAGGGAAAGTCTAAGAGCATGCCGGAACCTTTGAAGCGGCAGGATTTAGACAACATCAGATGCATCGATCCGCTCTGCGATAGTGACCATCCGGTCTTTGTCCAGGCGAAGTGTCATTCTGGTGCAGGAGTATCCGCAGCCTACGACAAGCATGTAGGCTGCATGAACATTTACTGCGCGGTCTGCAATGACCTCGTGGTTCGCATTCAGGTCGAGGAGGCCACAATTCAATGAGCTATCGCTGTGAAAAATGTAACGAGGCGCAAGCCCCGGGTGAAAGACCGACGAAAGTTGTTACCGAGATTCGGACCTATCACGAGACTCCTGGTTGGCAGATTGCCAAGGAGGTAAATGCCTGCGAGGGCTGTGCCGAGGGACTGATGAACGCAGGCCCAAGGGAGACGAAGATTGCGCCTCCTAAGGGCAGCTTCATGATGTCCGAGCGCCACCTGCCGGAGTTTCGGCCGTAGGCAATGACTGACGGCAGCCCCAGAATCATCCCGGTCACCGACGACAACATCGAGGACCACACGACACGATGGCACAAGCACCGTCTGAGAAAATCGTTCCTCAAGGCAAAGGACCGGCGCAAGAACTTCGAGCAGGGGGAGATCGCGGGCTTTCTCTACTGCCTTGGATTGCTCGCAATCATTATTGCAGCAAGTGAGCGGTTCAACGACTATGAGCTGCAGTGGTGGCTGAGGTGCCTCTCTGCTATCGCAGGAGCGTCGGCCTTGGTCGGCAAGACATACATAAAGCGGCGCTTTTGGAAACAGACCGAAGACGCCGAGTACAACCTAGAAGAAGACGAACATGACACTAACAGACAAGAACGGTAAGCCCCTCAACGGAGCAGAGCGCAAGCCACCCAAGAATGGCCAAAGCGGAGACAGCGTCGTCGACGTGCGAACCGTTCCGACTGGCACGCTCATTTACAACCTGGTCTTGACCGGGAGCAAGGAGCTCGGTGCCAGAGCGATGATTCAACAGCTCGAGATGATGAAGGTGCAGCAGAAGATGGTGGCTGAGCCTCCTGAGCTGGCTGCGATGAGGGCCGAGCATGCAAACCTGGAGAATGCCAGGTACGTTATGGCTGCCGAGCTGAACGCCCGCTTCAAGGACTTTGATGCAGCCTTCGCAGCACGTCGCGGCATCGAGATGCATGAGCCCGGCGAGCTCGCATCGGAGCCCCCCAAGGAAAACTCTGGTGGCGAAGGCTAGCTGCGGCTGTCCGTCGTCCCCGGCTGGAGTCCTTCACACCTTCGAGTGCCAGATGAGCAAGCAGGGCCACGTTGGCTTTGCGTCGCCGGCGATGCGTGCTGCGGGGATCCCAATACACGAAATGCCGGACATGCCAATCGCAAGGAACTTGGGCTCAGACCTGGACCCATGGGACAAGGGCATCCTGGTCAACCTGGTGATGATGGAGCTCAAGCTCACGCAGCTTCGCAGCGGAAAGGCAGGGAAGATTCCAAGCAACGAGCTGCTCCTCGAGCACGTACGAGCAGTTCTTAACAGGTTCAGAATGAACTACAGCAGACCGCTTATGGCCGAGCTCGTCCAGCGAGTGGCAAAGGAGATTCACGGTGGGTAGAGAGAAGGTAGAGAAGGTCCTCGTAACCGGTTCACGCAAGTGGACCGACCCTGAACCCATCTTCCGGGTTCTTGACGAGCTCGACCCCGACATCGTCATTCATGGAGGAGCGGATGGCGCGGACCTCATTTCTCACCAGTGGTGTAAGAAGAGGGGTCGAAGGGCGCTTGTCTTCTTCCCCGACTACAGCAAGAAGGATGGGCCATTGAGCCCCCCTCTTCGACGCAACCTGGACATGATCGACGAGAGACCAGACGTCGTGGCAGCATTCCCAATGCCAGACAGCCGTGGGACCTGGTTCACGGTCAAGGAGTCGACGAAGGCCAACATCGAGGTCATCATCACCAAAGGAGAGTACTGATGTGCATGTGCGGAGGAGTCGTTGAGGTTGGAGCCGTCGCACTTGTGGCGGCTTTCTTTGTGAAGGTCTGGAGGAAGATGCGTGGACGAGTATCCTGAGTTGGAGGTTCCGCATTGCGTCATCAATTCGACGGTGCCGCCAGGACAGTTTGAGTGTCGGAATTGCGGGAAGACCTACTTGCCGGCGTTGCCCTGCTCGATTGACATGTACCTGGCAATGGCAAATTCGTTCATGAAATCGCACAAGAACTGCGAACCAAAGGAGGTGACAGATGGCTGAGCCCAAGCTGGTCATCTACCACGATGCTGTCGAACCTGGCCTCATCGTGAAGAGCTACATCGGCGGGGAGGAGATATGCAAAAGAACTATCTCTGATCTAGATATTCTCAAGTGCCAGAACCACAGAGACCTATCCGAGCTCATCTGCAACGTTGCCATGGAGGTTGCGGAGAAGTCTGGGATGAAATGGCAGGAGGTTGCAAACGCGATGGCCAGTGATGTACTTGAGTCTTGGAGGCCGAAGCCGACGCTCCGGGAACGCGTGAACGAAATCCTAGACGAGGAGTACAAGCCCAAAGGCTTCATGGACAACTTCTTTCACCAGCTTGGGAAGGCCATGGAGAGGAAGGCGGAGGTCGATGGCATCACCATACCCAAGGCAATCGTCGTCAAGGAAAAGCCATGAAATGCAGTTAACCAGGAGCGAACCATGGACCCGAGAAAGCACCGACCTAAGACACCCGAGCAAGAAAGGCTCGACGGTGAACGCGGAATGGACCCTAACTATCATCGCGCGCGAGAGCGAAGCCCTGAGCAAGAGAGGCTCGACTGGGAAGAGGGTATCCGCGACCAGGGGGATAGCGACCGATGAAATGCAGCAAGAAGTCCTGTGAAAAGGACGCGGACGATGAGAAAGTTCTCTTCGATGAAGACGGAAAGTCTTACGCCACCTGCGACTCCCATGCGAACGAAGAGCTTTCGGGCGATGAGCTCAAGGATGGCGCGGAGCGGTACTGCCCGACGTGCCGCGGAGAAGGCTTCGTCGAGGTCGACAGAAGACATGCCTGCACCGTCCCCCTCGAGGATTGTTGCGGGGGTTGTTACGATTCCGAGCCGTGTCCCGACTGTGGGGAAGAGGAGCCAGAACCAGACTGGGACTCTATCCGGGAGGCTCGCGAAGAGGCTCGCATTGAAGAGGCTAACAATGCGGAAGTGGATTGGGAATCGCCCTATTAGGACTAACGCCAAACCGTTAGACTCGTCGGATGATTATCTGGCTCACCGGCATTCCGGGCGTGGGGAAGATATTTATCGCACACGCCTTGCGCGACATGCTGAGAAATGGCCGACCGGCTCAGGTCGTTAACGCCAGTGAAGTTCGATATTTCCATCACCCAGACACGGCCCCATCTGTTGAAGAGCAGGTGGCGACTGTTGCCTGGGTAGCTCATCTCTTGGCAAGCAATGACATCACGACCATTGTGTCGTGTGTGTCCCCGATCAAAGAGCAGCGCGATGCAATTCGGCATCGCTCGTTTGATCACGGAATCCCATTCTATGAGGTCTGGGTAGATGCGGGAGGATCATCGAGGTACCTCAAGAGGAAATTTCAATACGAGCCGCCCGAGCTCCCAGATGCCAGGGCATTCATCACACAATTTGGCGGGTGGGAAACCATCGCTCGCCAAGTGCTATCGGAGTTGGACCTATAAGATGAACGAACAAATAAACCTAAACACAGATCTGCTGATAGAGGCAGACGGGGCTTCCCCCCTCCCTCTTTCGCCCGGAGGAGGATGCTTCAGCGGCGAGATGGAAGTGCACTTCTCGGGGATTGAGGATGTTCTGGCTCGAGAGATCCAAAATGCTGGCGCCGTTTTCGGCGTTGTCGCATGGCTGACCAACGAAAGATTGCTGGATGAGCTGGCTGCCAAAGAGGTGGCATCAATCATCGTTCAAAAAGAAGACTTCCTGCGACCAGAATCCCTGGATAAGCATCCGACGAAAGAACGCCTTCGCTCTAAGTACGGAGCCGTAAAGGGTGGTTGGAGATTCGACAAACTACCCGCGCCGATCCATGGAATGAGCTGTGCGCTCGATGCCACGATAGAAGGGGTTCGATGTGCTGGCGTTTACGATGATTACGTCCGAGTTCATCATAAGTTCGCAGTATTCGCTCGGCACATTCGTGGCGGAGGTGACTACGATCAATGCGACGCCTACGAGCCATACGCTGTTGCGACGGGGTCATATAACTGGACTAACAATGCCAACAGGAGCAGGGAAAACCTTGTTCTCATACACAACCCCGATGTAGCAGAGTGCTACTTCAAGGAGTGGGCTCAAATCTGTGCCATCTCTGAGTCTCTGGACTGGGAGTGGGAATACATCGAACCCCAGTGGAGGATCGGTACTTGATTCCTCCAAGCGAAAACACCAACCCCAACCAGGATCTATACGCCATGGGCTACAAGCGCACCCTTTGCATCGACTTTGATGGAGTCCTCCACTTCTACGGAGACGGCTGGAAAGGTCCGACCGAGATCTACGACATTCCCGTCCCCGGAGCCATCGAGTGGCTCAAGAGGCTTCTTGCCTTCATCGGGCCGAACAACGAGCAACCCTTCGAAGTTGCCATCTACTCAAGCCGCTCCAAGCATGAGGGCGGGGTCGAAGCCATGAAGAGCTGGCTGCTCTACCACGGCCTGGGCGAGATCGCCCTGGAGTGCATCATCTTCCCGACACAGAAGCCAGCGGCTTGGATTACCATCGACGACCGCTGCTTCCAATTCCGCGGCGTGTTCCCGTCTCCAGAGTATTTGCTTGGGTATGAGGCCTGGAACAAGCGTCCGATTGCGGAGAGCATCGGGAACGATGTCCGAACCCTTCGGGAGATCGCCGACACCTACAAGCAGTTTCCTGAAATACAGGATCGCCTGGAGCGGATCGCCAACGAGCTCGAGGGTCAGCGCTGATGCACACCAGAGTTGAGACCACGGACAAGGGTCCAGTTCACATTGTTCTGCCCGATGACCATGACCCCAGGGAGGGCGTGATCATCTACCTGCATGGCTGGAACTTGGGCAAGAAAAAGGGCGACTGGTACGTCGACCAGGTCTGGGAGGAGTTCGGCCTGGAGCGCAAGCTCGAGCTCTCTGGCTCGAAGGCCGCTCTCGTGGCCATCGCCACCCAAGACGGCAAGGGACGACCGCGGTACTGGGAGAGCCTAGAAGAGCTGCTCGAGCTCGTGACCTGTCATCTGCCGCCTAGCTGGAGGACGGATTATTGGGTGCATGTGATTGGTCACAGCGGTGCCTGGGCGAATTCCGTTGCCTGGCTAGAAAGCGACCAGCTTAACCACCTCACGCTGCTGGATGCGATCTATGGAGGAGCGAATCACTTTCGTGACTGGTCGCTTCAGCCTGGGAGGTACCTAGATATCGGCGTCAACCATGGATCTGGCACCCACAAGAAGGCGTGGCAGATCATCAAGGAGCACCCCTCCTATCATGTCTGGGGCGTCATGCCGGATCTGGATGCCAAGCTTGAGACATGTGGAATGGTCTACATGCCGATCAAGCTTGGACACATGGAGTGGGTGAACAAAGACGATCCGTTCGCATTGTTTGCGAAACGGTCGGCTGCGATTCGCTCGGGAATGGAGGGGAGATGAGTAAACCTAGAAGAAAAGTACTGTGTCAAATTGGCCCCACGAAAGATCCTAAATGGATGGAGATTGGAACAGCGTTCGAGAACAAGGACGGGTCGCTCAACATCTACTTGGATGCATTGCCGTCAGAGGGTCGGCTAAGGGTCGACAAGCTACAGGAAGGTGAGAAGGCGTGAGTGAACCTTCGATGATTCTGTGGTGCGTGTACTACAAGCCGAAGGATTGGCCACATGGGTACATTGCCCGCCGGCATGATATTTATCCTGGCGAATCAAGGGCTACGGAAGAAGTCATAAAGGCTGATTCACTGGAGAGCCTTCGCAGACTACTACCAGAAGGTCTTGTCTGCATTGCACGTCACCCAGATGATGAGCCACAGATCGTGGAGGTTTGGCTTTGAGTGAGAAGGGACTGTTCGAACAACTAAACGACATACTTCCAAGCCGCATGTATGAAGTCCGTGTGCCACCCGAGAGGTACTCGGGCTTTCGTTTTGGGGATAAGGTTACAGGGCATGACGTTGTCCGGGATCCAGACGAAGCCATCAGGCTGCTGAATCGTGTTGAGCTAAAGAACCCACCGTTTCCAATTTCGTTTGATTGTCACGATGAGGATGGCTACATCGAGGTCAGGGTTACCTCGGAGCTAAAGGCTAGGGATACAGGTGAGTTCTGGCGTCAGGTTGCGTTCTTTTCAATTACGCTTCCGGCGCCAGCACCGTTCATTGTTTTCTCTCTTGAGAAGGCTTTGCGCTCGGTGTTTATGCATGAGTTTGAAGAGTGCTTCCACTTCGAGGGGAGGCGTGTTCATGAGCCTCACCCAGGAGGCTCTCCAATGATTCACGAATACGACAGAGCCGGCTATCGGCGGTAAGGAGAAGCGATGGAGTTGAAGGTAATTGAGGGAGGGGCTCTGAGAGAACCCAGCGGTGACTACATCAAAGACACATTTGGCAATGGAGGGCATCTGGCAAAACTGATCTCTGGCTACGAGCCACGAGACGGCCAAATCAAGATGTCTCGGATGATCGACAAAGGCATCCGCGAAAACACACACATCATTGCAGAAGGGCCGACCGGAACGGGCAAGAGCCTGGCTTACTCGGTGCCGGCGTCCTATCACGCAGCCCACAGCGGCAAGCGGGTGTGCATTGTCACGGCGAATAAGAACCTGCAGCGACAAATCTACGAGAAGGACTTAAAGACCCTGAGCGATGCTGTCCCGTGGCGGTTCACCTATGCCGTTCGCAAGGGAATCAACAGCTACCTGTGCATGAGGGACTTCGACAACGAGAAGTATCGCGAGCTGCTTTCCGGGGGAGGCTTCTCTCTGGAAGAGGAGCAGCTCATCCGGGAAACGGCTGAGTGGGCAGAGAACACTCGGACGGGCGATTTCGAGGAAAGCCCTGGCCCTGGGTACAAGATCTGGGGGAGCTTCGCCACAACCCGGGAGGACTGCACAGGTCGCAAGTGTGGTTGGTTTCAGGAGTGCCACGTCAAGGCCGCCAAGGAGCGGGCAGACATGGCAGATATCATCGTCACGAACTATCACCTTCTCTTTGTTCACCTCAAGCTCGGTGAGGCCTCCAAGGTTCTCCCTGACTTTGACGTGGTCATTCTCGACGAGGCTCACAGGGCGGCAAAGACGGCACGAGATTTCTTCGGAGAGGAGGTGACATGGGGGTCGATCTATCGGTGCGTGACCAACATGCACATGGTGGAGCTCAGTGGCTACAAGGCTAAGGGCGCAAAGCTCAGAGAGGACATCCTGAATGAATCTAGAAATCTCTGGACGGGACTTGCTGCTCGAGCCCGGGACAGGAAGGCCATCATCGATCCAGGTTCCCCCCTGAGGAGCCAGCGACTTGAGGAGCTACTCGAGCAGGCTGCGGACTACTACACCGAGGTAGCGAACAAGATGACCGGGCCGAGGGCTCATCACAGGGCCGAGGCGCATCGGACGGCCGTTGCGGATAACTATCTGAGCCTTGCGGACAAATGCAAGGAACGGAGGGAGGTCCTGTTTCAGTTCCGAGATGCAACGATGAAGGGGCTTGTCTTCTTCATCGAGGGTTCCGGCCAGGAGGAGAAGGGTAAGTGGGTCAAGCTCAAGTCGAAGGCGGTTGACGTTGGCGGCTACATGCACCACGCACTCTTCAAACGCTTCCCGACGGTGGTGCAGACCTCGGCGACCCTTGCAATTCGCGGTGGTGGAAAGTCGAACTTCGAGTATGTCCGTCGAGAGATGGGCATGAATGGGATCGACAACATCGCCGAGATCACCGTGGACTCACCCTTCAACTGGGCCAAGCAGGGTCTCCTAGTCATCCCCAAGTCGATGCCGGAGTACAAGTACGGTGACGATTCCTGGGACAAGGAGATCTGCAAGCACGTCGAGAAGGTGGTCAACCTGGTCGGTGGTCGGACGCTGGGACTGTTCACCAGCTTCCGGATGATGCGCATGGCGGCTGAGCATCTGAAGAAGACCACGGGATACAAGATCTACACCCAGGGCGACGCGACAAACCGCGAGCTCGCGGAGAAGTTCCAGGCTGAAGTCGGCTCTATTCTTCTCGGAACGGAGTCTTTCTCGGAGGGTGTGTCGATTGAGGGTGAGGCATGTAGCTGTGTGATTCTCGACAAGATTCCGTTCATCACCAAGAACGACCCGGTGATGTATGGCATCGAGAAGAGGCTAAAGGCGCAGCGGTCGAGGATGAGCTCGTTCGAGACCTACTCGTTGCCGGAGGCGATCATCAGCTTCAAGCAGAGGGTAGGCCGGCTCATTCGGACTGTGAACGATGTCGGTGTGGTGGTGGTCCTCGACAAGAGGCTTCACACCAAGCGGTATCGCCACCAGTTCATCAAGAGCGTGCCGTTCGACCGGGTCCACGACGACATTGCGGACATAAGGCCGTTCCTCAAGAGGGTCGGTGCGTTGTAGCTGGCATAAGGGTCTTGAAAGGAGATCTGTATGCCGTTTCACAATAGAAGATGGGCTCAACGATTCGACAGGCCCTGACGGGGCTCAGGAGTGGGCAGTCTGTCGTAAGAGCGATGGACAGCAGCTTGAGAGCATTACGGTGGGCTGGGCCACGCCGGAGGATGACAAAAAGAACATCCTTGAGGTCCAGAGGCAGTATCGCAACGGCGATGGAAGGCCTATGTGGAGTCGTGATTACACGCTTGGACCCAACGCCCTCGACCACCCTGAGGGAACCTGTCACCACTGCGCGTAGGAGGCACAATGGACCGATATCTCAAGTACGCCTGGGATCACAATATGGACGAAGCCTTCGCTGCCTGGCTTAGAAGTGTTGACGAATACTCGATCAGATTCTTCAACATCGATATGTTTGAACTTGACCAGTCGTGGGATCCAGTCGCTCACTACATCGAGGGCATGACACCGAGAGGGTTCGTCAGGTACATCATGGTTCCAACGCTGGTGAACGACTTCGGTTGTCACTTTGTATCGGAAATCGTCGCCGAGCGTGTTCTTTGGGGAAACTCAAGGGACATAAGCATCTAGAGTTTTGAACCGTCGGAGCGCGTCATTGGGTCCTTGGCAATCCTGCCTGGGGGTGGCTCCGTCATGGCTCCGGCGGTTCTTTTTTTTGAGGAGATAGGGATGATTGAGTTTGATGGAGTAGAGATATTCAGCGCGACCAAAGCGAATGACAGAGAGAGCCTCAGCGATGAAATCACTGGATGGATCGCAAAGCACAAGAACCTAGTCAAGGTCGTTGACCGTGACGTGAGGCAGAGCTCGGACAACGCGTTTCACTGTCTTACGATCATTCTCTACTATGTGAAGAGGAAGTAGATGGCACAGAACAACTACAACGGGAAATGGAGTGACTGGATCTGGAAGGTTAGTAACGGCCGATGGATTGTCGCCGAGAATCGAGACGGCACCTACTTCACGAAGGTTACAGTGGACTCATGCGAGCTTGGGGAGATTAGGGGGCACAATCCACTCGACCTAGTTGCAAAGGGAGCGCAGACATACGCAAACCCGAATGCGGCTATCAAGTCGCTCAAGCGGGTGTACAATCCAGAAGATGCCAGTCAAGCACGGACCGAAGAACGTCCCCGGTAAGGTCACGGTGGACGATACGTGTCAGCAGCCTGGCTGTGACAGGAAGGCCATGCGCGGGAAATTTTTGTGCAGCGATCATGAGCCGACTGATCAAATAAAGCGGGTTGCAGACGAGGCTTGACGAATGCGCGGCAAGAGAGAAGAATGCCACCGCAATGACGATGCCAGTTCGATTCCAGGTCCTGGAGGTTCTCGGGGCTCAACCTGAGCCGATGTCAGCTCTTGAGCTTGCTCTTATGCTGGACATCGATGTCGTCGAGGTTCAGGGTGAGCTCGATGCCTTGTTTGTAGGCAGCCAGGTTGAGCGGAGCACTGGTGACGTAGTCTTCTACCGGCTACCGGAGAGAACAGATGAGCGAACCATTCAGCTATCCATACCAGATCCCATCGCTGAGGGCTCAAGCCTTGCGAGTCGTGGATGGGGACACCGCGGACCTATTCGTGGACACGGGCTTCCGGGGGTACCACTGCTTTCGATTCAGATTCCTTGATATCGATACACCGGAGCTCAACAGTCGCAACGAAGAAGAGCGTGAGAAAGCCAAGGAAGCAAAGGAGCTGGTACAAGATCTGCTCGACTGCTTCGAACGAACTACCGTGGTTGACCTCGCTCACTGGCCGCTCCGAATCGAGACGGCGGAGGACCCGGACAACTTCGGTCGGTGGCTTGCTCGAATATTCTTCACGGATGACGGTGTGGAACGAGGGGTCAATGCTGAGTTGCTGAGCGCTGGGCTGGCGGAGCCGTACAAGCCTTAGAGTCCGCAAAGCGGATCGTTCTCTGGGCAGTGCATCTCAACCCGTTGCTGCTGATACATCTGCGCCTTGTCTAGCTTTTGCGGGACAGGGCGCAGTTTGTTTTCAGAAGACTTTGCTTTCGGCTCAGGCGGCCTGGGCATGGCTGACGCAGTCATCCTCTCCGGCTTAGCGGATGGCTGCTCATCGGCGCCCTCTTCACCCTCATCTTCGTCTTCAGGCTCTACCGATGCCAGGTAGCGACCCTCGTCTCGCATGGCCTCGAGGTAGGTTTCAAGAACAAGGATTCTGTCCTCGCTTTCCCTGAGGAGCTCTTGAAGCTGGGCGACAGCCGGTGCAAGGGTTTCGTAGCCAGCCTCAGATTTCCTCTCAGCCTGGGACGCGCGATCTCTGATGTCGTAGTACGTCACGGCGATGACTGATATTGCACCGCATACGGGGCCTACAATCTTAAGAACCTTGAGGGTGGTTTGAAGCCAGTGCGGCAACTTGTCGATACGCTCTCCCATTCGTCGATGGTAAGGCATCGTGAGGGGTTTGAAATAGAATAAGAAGCATTTGAAATCAAAAAGAAAACAAGGACCAAGAAGGAAAACACAGGGTCAGACTCAAATGAACTACGCAGAAATAGAGAAGGTTCTCAAAGAGAACGGACAAAACTCGACCATCGAACAGCTTCGGGCCGCGGTAGGGGAGGAGGCAAATGAGCTTAGCCAGGGCATGAAGAACAAGCTCGACGAGGCAACGGCCGTGGAGCAGGCAAGGGAGTTTTACGCTGAGGACATAACTCGCTGGATGTCGGACAACCTAGAGCCTGACCCAGAGCTGCTAATCGGGATGAGGGCGCGTTACGCTAAGTCCTGGGCCTTTGCTCAGATCATCAACAACCTGCTGGGAGCCGACGAGGAGGAGCTCGAGGTGCCGTCGGTGAACGCGGACACCCTGGTTCGGCTGTGCCTGTCCAACGCTGAGATGGGCAGCAAGCTGGTGGAGCTGATTGACTCTCTTCAGCAAGCGGCACACGCAAACCAGCTGGCGAACGCGGTAGGCATGGCCAACACTGTACTTAATCAGGCCAATGCCCCGAAGCTGGCTCCTGGCGGAAAGCGCAAGCTGGCCATCTGGGAGCGTGTGGAGTGCCTGGTGGAGGAGCTCCAAGAGCTTCGAGATCGTCCAGGAGCCATCGAGGAGAAGCGCATCTACGACATCCTTTCGGCGGTCATCAAGACCGGTGCGGCGAATCTTATCTGGATGGCCCAGACGACCCACCAGAGCTATCACACCGAGGATGGTGACTCAGAATCCTGGCGCGAGTGCAGCAAGGGTGTCTGCGGCTCGATGGAGCACATGCTCGGCCAACTCGGCTTCACGAAAGACATGAAGGAAAGGGTTCGTATTCCATGAGCTGCACAAGGCCCCACCAGACGGGGATGGAGAAACAGTGGGAGGAGTGGGTTCTTGCGACGCTGAATTTTCTCCACCGCCAAGACATCCCCTTCTATAAGACGGATGGACAGGGAGCGAGGGTAGGCGGAAAAGACCTTGAGATTCCGAAGAGGCTTCGACTGTTAGAGGAAAGGATTGCGTCGGACCAGAGGGTAGCGATGCGGAGAGCGCAAGACCTGATCAATGAGAGAGCCGACCATCGGTCGACGAAGGACAAGCTAGCCGAGGCCCACCTGATGCTAGGCCGCGTATTCCTTACCTGGATGCACGGTAACGATGGAATGGAAAGTGCTGCCGTGATGGAAGATCTCGAACTGTACGTCGAGAAACACCTTCCGCACTTAGTGGAGGAGGAAGCCGATGCCTGATGAATCACCTAACTTCTGTCCGCGCTGTGGGATTCCGTTTGCCTTCGACACCGAGCATCCGACTCCGCAGCATTGCATTGATGCTCTTCGGCTCAGCCTGAAGCGGCAGACTGAAGCGGCGGAAGGACTCGCCTTCGAGGTGTCGACGCGCATCTTTGCGGTGCTCGAGGGCCTTGCGAATGATCCGAGCGTGGCTGGCATCGAGTACTCGATGTTCAACGGTCACACCGGGGAGCGCGTTCTCCTGAACAAGGGTCAGGTAAGCGGCGTCATGACGGCCATCTTCCGCGAGTATCAGAAGCAAGGGGATTGGTCCCCGATGCGTGACTTGAAGGAGAATAATAGAAGCACTCGGAAGACGGCCTACGATCTTCTGAGAATGCTCACTCTGATTGTTGATGGCAATACCGGGAAAACGAAGCTTCAGTCTGAGCACCTAGCCATGGCAGACAGCGTAATCGAGCAAGCTATTGAGCTTGGGGTAAATCGATACGATCAGGATTCCTGATCTCGCCGGCATTGATCTTGCGCATGGTGTCCATAGCCCATGCGTAAGCCGCCTTCTTTCTCCACATCCACAGGTACGTCGAGGTGCCGAATGTCTTGGCCAGCCAAGTTGCCAGGCGCTCCATCTCCTGGTCGGCGAAGTCGCCGTTGAGCTCGTGGAGCACCAGTAGAGTCTCGGTGTATCCCTCACGCTCGAACTTAGCTCGGAAGGTCAAGATGACGGGCAGAACGAGCATGTAGCAGAGCGCCATGAGGAGATGGTTGAGGGGCCAGGCCCATCGACCCAGCGGCCAGCAGTGGAACTGGTCGATGTGCTTCCTCTCGTGGCGGAGTGTCTTGTACTTCTGGTCGGGTGTTTTCTCGTCCCAGGTTTCGCCGACGTACATTGTAGAGAAAATGGTTGTTGTGAAGGTCCGGTAACTGTTCCCGGTGACCTTTTTGAGGATCCTGAACGGCAGTCGTAGCCAGGACTTGTCGCGCTCCTTCAGGGTGAAGCGTGGGTACTCGTCGCGAGTCTTCTTGAGTAGCAGTTCGTATCGGTTCATCGGTTCCTCCCTGTGGATGATGGCACAAGGGGTTTGACGGAGGGTTATTGTGTTTGACGAAAACGAAAAAAGCATGTCAGCCAAGCAAGCTGAGAAGATGAGGAGGGATTCCACGCTATTCGAGATTGCTCACGAAAAGGCCGTCAGGGGCTGCATAGGGTGGCTGGCGAGATACTTCATGATTCGCCATTATCGAGACAGGGCTATTCGATCTCGGGGCGACACCGTACTTTACTTGCAGGGACTCCTCGAGAGGTGTCATGCGATGGTCGAGAGAAAGCTCGATTCAGCGTATGCAATGGCACGAGCGATGGATGGATGTCAGATGGCCGCCCGGATCTACGAAGAGGAGGTCGACGAATACGGCTGGGCCGTATCAGAAGGGGGTTCGCATGACAACGGGCATTGAGTGGACAGATGAGGTTTGGAATCCAGTAAGGGGATGTTCCATCGTTAGCGAAGGTTGTCGAAATTGCTACGCGATGAAATTCGCAGGCAGATTCAGCAACCCAGGCATGCCCTATGAGGGGCTTATCAGATGGACGCCAACCGGAGCGAAATGGAATGGTACTGTGCGGCTGGTCGAGGAAAAGCTCCAGGAGCCATACAAGTGGAGGACGCCTCGGCGCGTATTCGTGAACTCGATGAGCGATTTGTTTCACGAAGAGATTCCAGATCAGTACATCGCCGACGTCTTTGCTGTGATGGGGGAATGTGAAAAACACACCTTCCAGGTTCTCACGAAGCGGGCCGACAGAATGGAGGAGTGGTTTAATAGCTGGTTTGCCGGTGAGACGGCGAGCTATCTCGAGGATCATGACTTTGAGTGGCCACCTCCAAATGTTTGGATTGGCGTGAGCTGCGAAAATCAGCAGGCCGTCATGGATAGAGTTCCACCCCTGCTTGCTTCTCCCGCTGCTGTCAAGTTCATTTCCGCGGAACCTCTCATTGGAGAGATTGACCTGATGTCTGTAGAGTGCCCGCTCTATCGCAGCAAATTTGCTGACGGACGATGTTCCCTGTGCGGAAACGGCCAAAGTGTCATCGAGGGAACATGCATCGATGGATATTTCAATGCGTTAGAGGAGGGTATCGACTGGGTGATTGTTGGGTGCGAAACTGGCAATCGCTCATCGGTCAGGGAGATGGATGAGAGCTGGGTAAGGCTTCTGAGAGACCAGTGTGTTGCGAACGGTACTGCGTTCTTCTACAAACAGGCCCTCAGTGGACAAGGGAAGAAGATTTCCCTACCCGCACTAGACGGACAGCAATGGAAAGAATATCCGAATGAGCCAAGAAGATGATGACTACACCGCTCCGTTTTACAGCGAGACAACAGCCGAGGTTTATCGGAAAGGCCAGCTTCTTGCGGACAAGAAGTACGACATCAAGTGTCGTGTTGAGGAGTTCTTGAATGAACTACGGGAGATCTATCCAGAAGATGAAAGACTGATTCACTGGGAGCTCTACGGCAAGGCGCAGTCCTTGTTGTCAGAGATGGAGAGGAAGAAGCGTGAAGAGCGAGAAGGGAAGGAGCAAAATGGACGTCCCGGTTGGACTGATCGTGGAATCGAGGGAAGTGGTCGCGGAGTACGAGGAGGCGGTAACGGAGTACATCAAGGCGTGCGAGCTGACGCTGGAGCAGAAGAAGGTGGTGGATCACGCGAACAGGAAGATGGCGGCGATGAAGCTGCCGCTGCACGGGAACAATCTCGAGCGGTGGGACAGTGAGGCGGCTGAAGAGTTCTCCTGTCAGCTGGACCTGCTAGCGTCCGCACACAAGGAACAGGCCGAGCGAATTCACAGCCAGGTGAGGGCGCTCCGCCGGATGAATAGGGCTATTGCACTGGTAACAAAGGAGGCGAAACCAGATGAGAACCGTTGAGCATCCACCCGGTAAATACATCTGCATTGAGGGAGGGGATGGCACCGGTAAATCGACGCTATGCGCCGAGCTGGTACGACGCCTGGGCGAGAAGGCTATGCCGATTCGTTTTCCTTCGGATGGGATTGTTGGGTCGGTGATTCGCAAAGCGCTCATGGGGGAGATCGAGCTGGACAGCAAGGCGTTCCTCTACCTGTTCGGGGCCGACGGCCTTCAGGAGGAAGGGCGAATCAGGGAGGCTCTTGAGTTCGAGGGTCGCCATGTCATCTGCGACAGGCACCCGACGCTGTCTGGGAGAGCCTTCCAGCCAGAGCACCATCCCAAGGCGCACATCGAGGCGGTCTACGACTCGGCCACAGCGGACGGGGTATCAAACCCCGACTTCCTGTTTGTCCTCGACGTTCCGGTGGGGGAGGCTATCCGGAGAATCGGAGAACGGAAGAAGTATGCCGACGTGGTCTTCGAGAAGCTCGATCCTGCACACATCTACAAGCTCAAGTGTCGGTACCTGGAGATCGCAGAGGGCTTTGGAGGGGTTGTCCTCGATGCCACTGAGACCACCGAGGAGCTCGCCAACATCATCATGGAGAAGGCAGGGCTTCAATGATCGAGATCTGCAGCAAGCGCCGAACCATCGAGCGCCGGCGGTGGCCGTTGACCAGAACTGGCAATATCGCGCTCGCCGGTCTAGCCGCAGTCGCCATGGCAGTCACCGCCCTCCTGTTCCGTTGACACGATGATGCGATGGTGATAGGCATCAAATGATGGCGGGTAACAAAAGATCAGATGATCAAAGCGAGCCGACGAGAAATTTGCACATCAGCGTCCCGGAGAGTTTCCACAGGCGGGTGAAGCTAATGTGCGCTTTCACTGACAAAACGCTCAAGGACTATTCCATCGAGGCCATCGAGGAAAGGGTCAAGCGTGACGAAGCGGAGCTGAAGAAGTCTAGATGAGGTGCGTTCGATGTGACTCAGAAAGACTCTTCCAGTTCGAGGCTGCCGCGGCACCACGCGAGCGACCTGGTCCGGAAGAGCTCCCGTCGGTCTGCCGGTCTTGCGGGCTAATATCGGTTGGCGGAAAGGAGCTAAGACTGCCTGCCGAGATCGAGCAGGCCGCTAAGACGTTAGCCGAGGCGGCCCAAGAGGCGGCGAGTAATGGGCGGTCTGAGATGGAGGCCATGGATCCCACGGCTGCCATCGAGGGCTACATGTCGAAATTCTATCAGCGAGCCTATCTGGATGGGTTCGTTAGGTGCCTGGCTTTTTTCAGGCACAATGCGAAGGAGGGGCGAATCAGAAGAATGCGTGAGCTGTGGGGGGAGGGGAAGCCAGTTGGAGGATCCACGTCATCTGACGGCATGCTGAGTGGGATGATGTGGCCCATGGAGGCGTATACTGAGTTTGAGCAATTGCTTCACCTCAGTGTCGCGCCAGGAGAATCTGATGTCCCGAGTACTTCGAACTAGCATACGACCAGGACGAAGCGTCCCTCATACATGCAGAGATAGGCGTGGCAAGAGAGTAACAAGAAACGGAATCGCAGGCCGGCATTGTCGAGAATGCGACACCTACATCGTTTACGTTTGGGATAACACGCCCAAGCCTAAGCCGAAGACCAAACGAAGAATCAGGAGAAAACGAAATGGCTAGAAAAATTGTGACCATGGTCATCTGCGATCGCTGTAGCAAAGAGTACGAGGAGTCGGGTGAGCCCAGGGATTCGGATGGCAAGCCTCTGCTTTACTTGGAGCAGAAGGGTCATCCGCCAACCAAGCTGGAAGACCTCTGCCCCCGCTGCGACGGCCGTGTAGCAAGTCTTTGCGAGCAGATTCGGTTGGACAAGGATGACGACAAGGGGTCTGATTCTGGCGCCAAGAAGGACAAGAAGCCTGAGGCGAAGAAGGAAAAGAAAGACAAGAAGGGTGGCGAAAAGAAAGAGCCGCCGACCGACAACAATGGCTCAGATGACGAGCCTCTCTAGGAGACAAAGATGAGCATGGATGACCTGATTCAAGGGCCCGGAGACGAGGATGAGGACGAGCTTGATGAGGACGAGCTCGAGGACGAAGACTCCGACGACGAAGACTCCGACGACGAGAATGACTACGACGACGACGCTGACTACGACGATGACAGCGATGACGACGACGATTCGGATGACACTGACTACGATGACGACACCGACGACATGCCGGACTATGACATGAGCGGCGATGGCGACTACTACGAGCCAGGCGATGTAGGCGGAGATCTTGGCGAAGACTGATTCTTAATGCCGTTGATGGGCATGCAAGAAAGGTAGGCAGATCCGACGAGATCTCCACCGGAGGGGCGCAAAAGTCGCCCCTCTTTTTTTAGCCTGTTGACATTCACACGGGGTATGAGCGAGTATGAGCGGCGTGAAGATTGACAACGAAACTGGAGCCGATCTCTCCAAGGAGGAGAGGAAGGTCATCTCAGATCAGTGGAAAGAAATTGAGGCATGCGGTGTAGATATCAGCAGTGCCGAGGTTCGCGGTGGAGGAGCGCCTCCAAGATTCCACATCACCTTTCGCAAGGGGGAGCCGTCTGCCAGGGCCAGAGCTCACCTAGAGGAAAAGCGCTATGACGTTGGGCAGAACCTGGGCGAGAAGAACCTTTCGTTCTATGTCACAAGGCGCGTGGAGCAGGGCAAGGGATGGTCAGTATGAACAGGTCTAAGCTCGAGAAGGCCATCGCCTACAACCAAAAGCAGTTTGACTTGGGTGAGCTGACGATGGAGCAAATCACGAAAATGACGCTTCACTGGCAGGATACTCACGAGCTCGAGGCAGACGGGATGGCTGGCAAGATCACCCTCTCAAGCATCGATGCTGTCTTAGCTCCCGAAGCGCCTCCGATGGTTTTGGGGCCGGACGGCAACCTGGCCGTTGCTGGCAAGCTCAGCCATTGGGATGGCCCAGAGGAGCGGCAGCCGAGCAATCGACGGGAGCTCTACGCAATGCTTGGCTCGCCTGGCCAGGCCGGCCACCCAGACAAGGAGTGGGAGCGGCAGAACATCATCAGCTGTCACCAGACACTCGGCAACAGGCTTCCTGGAGTTCCAGCCAAGTGGTGGGTTCAGGTCCACAAGAGGGTCGAGCCATATCTCCGAGAGGCACTTCGCCGAGTCCAGGTCGTGGCACCCGACTTCGAGATCGAGCGGATAGGCAGCCACAACTTCCGACACATCCGCCACGATCCGAATCGTCCGCTGTCCGTCCACTCGTGGGGGGCAGCGATTGACCTCAATCCGCATGAGAACCGTGGAGTGAGCTTCAAGAGCGGAGAGGCCCCGAAGGCCTGGAGCCCGGAGTACATGAAGATTTGGCCGAACGGGGTAACCCCGGAGGTCGTTGAAGCCTTCAGGAGCTGCGGCTTTGCCTGGGGCTCAGACTGGGACGAGGACGGCGAGACCCACGATCACACCTTCCTCGACCCCATGCACTTCGAGTGGATTGCTCGAGATGGAAATGCGATTGAGGTATGACCAGAAATCGCGCATCCATAGAGGGCGGCTATGTTCGCAAGACGGTTAGCTTGCCTGCTGATCTCGTAAAACGAAGTGAGCTGTTGCTCGAGCAAGATCCGGAGACGAGCATGTCTGTTCTCGTCACCAGGGCGCTCGAGGCCCACATCTCCAAGCAGGAAAAGAAGAGGAATCGATAGATGCCCTTGTACGATTTTGAATGCCCGCATGGGCACCGCTTTGAGCGGATGTGCCCGATTTCGGCCAGGCACGATGATGTGCCATGCGAAGGCACCGTCCCCCAGCTTCTATCCGATGATGATGTGGCCAAGGCCGACGCCGGAGAGCTCGAGGGGGCTCGCATGGCAAACATCGGGGCTGAGGGTGAGCAGGAGGTCTGGGTAAAAGATGTCCCCTGCGCGCTCAAGGCAAGGCTATTGGTAGGAACACACAGCAACCCATCGGCCCTCTTGGACCATGGACATGCATCAAACAGGGACGCAGCGCGAGAAGGGCGCTACGACCCACTAAATCCCAACCGCCGATTCATGGCGAAAGGAAGAGAGTGGAGAAAATGAAAAAGCCATTGTTTCAGTTTCCAGAGCCGCGTGCAGCGGTGCGAGAAGGAGAAGCCTTTCTTCAGTTCACTAGCAAAGGGGAGGTGATCGGCGAAATCAATTTCAGTCGAATCATGAAGCAGTGCTGGGAGAACATCAAAAAGCCAAGGGAAGAGGGTCTGGAGGTGGCTCGATGAAGTGTCCGGTGTGCGATTCGGTGATGCGCAAAGCAGACCTCCCGAAGAAGTACAACATCCTCTATTGCGAAAGTTGCGGAGAGCTCGGCCAGGTGGTTGACGGAGCAGTGGCTCCACGAGGGACCTTGCTTGAGCGCGCCGCCTTGGGCGATGACCGAGTTCATGCAGCAATTTCCAAACCCCACGTCAGTGACGTAGCTTCGTTTATCGAGATCTTCGAGAACGCGACTCGGATGTGGCAGATGGATTTGGCTGCAGCGTCAGGGGGGTTGCGTACAATCCTCGCCCAAATTGAGAACCGCGTTGACTTCGCTATCAACAAATTCACTGGCCTTGACATGGCCTCAGATGAGGCGGCGGACGCCCTTCGGATGCTGAGGGAGGCTCGGGAATTGGTGTCAACCCTGCCTAGTCGAAGCCGCGGGGTCCAGGAGGGAACCGATGGAGAAGTACGCAGTCAATGACGTGAGAGAGCTTCAGGAGAAGGAGCTCAAGCAAGTTCGCTCGAGACTGGAAGAGCTTCGCGGGAGTCTAGAAAAGACCGCCGCGGAGACCCAAGAGGTTGAGCGCCTGGAGGCCCGAGAGGCCGAGATCGCGCTCGAGCTCCAGGACTGAAAGCAGTCAAATTAGCAGGGCATAAGTTCTGTAAGGCCAAAGGTACGCAATGGTGCACACCTGGCTGAATACATACATAGGACAAGGGGAGTGATTCGCAATGAGCGATAAATCACTGACTAAGACATCTCAGAACAGCGAGTCGCTGCAACACCACAACCAGGGAAACTACGGGTTCAGTCCAGAACAAGTCGCGCTCATCAAGAAGACGATCTGCCCCGGGTCAACGGACGACGAACTCAATCTGTTTGTGACTACGGCCAGGCGCCTCGGTCTCGATCCGTTTGCTCGGCAAATCTTTGCTGTCAAGCGATGGACCAAGGACGGAGAAGTCATGTCCATCCAGGTTTCCATTGATGGCTACCGCCTGGCCGCCGAGAGGACGGGAAAGTACGAGGGCCAATCTGGTCCATATTGGTGCGGAGAGGATGGGGAATGGAAGGACGTTTGGCTCAGCAATAAGCCCCCCGTGGCCGCCAAGGTTGGCGTCTACAAGAAGGGAACGCGAGAACCCACCTTCGCTGTTGCCAGGTTTGATAGCTACGCCCAGCGGAAGAAGGATGGAAGCCTCACAGCAATGTGGAGCAAGATGCCCGACCTCATGATTGCTAAGTGCGCGGAGGCCCTGGCGCTCCGTAAGAGCTTTCCGGCCGACCTGTCAGGGGTTTACACGCAAGAGGAGATGGCTGGCCAGAACCTCGAGGTTGCCACCGATGCTCAAATTGTTGAGCCTGGCAGCGTCGAGGAAAAGCTCATGCAGCGTCTTAACGATCCAAAGACGCAAGAGTTGTTTGCTGCCATCGCCGAGTACGAGCCAGTCACTGACCAGAAGAAGATGAGTACGCTCAAGAAGTACCGCTCAGACGAGAAGCTGTGGGAGGTACTCGCGAAAAAAGTTTCCAAGCTGAAGGAACAGGAGGCTGCTAGCGAATGAAGAAGCTAGTCGTTCTTGGCAAAACACTAGACGTAAAACTCTCACATTCGTTCATCCAGAACGCGGCCTGCCCCTTCTACCTGAAGTGCAACTACGTCGACAAGTTGCAGGAGAAGTACATCCGGGTCGCCGCTGAACGGGGAAAGGCAATTCACGAGGCGCTAGCAACACTTCTTCAGGGATGCGTCGACAAAGGAATTCAGCCAAGCGATTTGCACGACACGCTGATTAGAGAGGTCGTCCAGAACCACACCCCATCTCACATCATGAGTGAGGTGGGGTTGATTCTTTCCTGGGCAATGATGTGGAGGGATAAGTTCAAACTGCCGGCCCATGTCGAGGGCATCGAGGAGAAGATTGGTCTCGACGACGAGTATGACGAGTGCGAGTTCGCAACAGCTTCCTATCGAGGAATACTTGACCTCTGGCAGCTGAAGGATGGTCACGCGCTTATTACGGACTGGAAGTCGCAGAACCACATCATGAGCCAGACCGAGCTTGATCAGCATGAACAGATGACGTTCTATTGCTGGCTTCTCTGGAAGCTCTACCCCGATGACATTGAGAAGTTCACCTGTCGTATCTGGTACCTTCGGTACAACTTCTTCATGGATACGGTGAGGACTGAGCAGGATCTCATCGAATTTGAGAACGCTCTCATCATTAAGGAAAGGAAGATCACCGAGATCACGAGCTGGGACCCAATTCCCGGAAAGCACTGCGGATACTGCGACTACATTCTGCATTGCCCTATCGCGAAAGATCTCAGCCCAGAGAACCAAGCCATCATCACCCAGGAGCAGGCGATCATCGCAGCTCAGAAGCTTACGGTTATAGAGGCTCTCAAGGGCGAGCTAACCAACAATCTGAAGGAATACGTGAAGGCAAACGACGAGGTCATGATCGGAGACAACTGGGTCTATGGCTACAGCCACAGTCAGTCGGACAAGTGGAGCGCAGAAAAGTTGGCTCCAATTCTAAAGAAGCATGGCCATGACGTGTCCGAGCTGGCCAACGCAGACACCAAAAAGGTCAAAAAGCTGCTCAAACAGGCCACCAAGGAGAATCCAGCCCTGGCCGCCGATATCGAAAAAATTCGAGAAGAGAAGCACACGACCAAATTCCAGGGCTACCAGCGGAAGTAGTCTCGATGTAGACTCTGCAGCATGACAACTCGTCGCCAACTGTTCGGGGCCAACCAAAAGTCATCGGGTGAAGACATCATTCCGGCGACCGTCAAGTTCCGCATTGACAAGAAAAAGGGCCGCATCAAACCACTCAGCTCTGAAGAGAAGATGCTTTGCGCATTGCGCAAGGTTCTCGCTTCAATGTCGGATGCCAATGATCATGGATGCCGGTACTACATTGATCGGCAAAAAGTCCAGCTCACAAAGCGTCCAGCAAGCTCGAGCGATGATGGGTCCAAAAGGTCCTATAGCGCTGCAGGTCGATGTCGGCTCGGGGTTTGTCACCCAGAGGGTCATAAGAGCTCGATGTTCGTCGAGTTCAAGATCAGCTTCAAGGACATCGTCGACGAGCGTGGCTTGCCCGACGTCGCTTTCTTTGACCCGACAACGATTGACGAGCTCCCTCGGAACAGCCCGCTGATTCCGACGGTGCTCCGATAGGTTGAGCACATACTGGAGGCACTCTCATAGGCCGACAGGCCTGGATCTCCTTTGCCATAAGCATGGGCCGGACACCCATGCAAAGGGGCTTTCAGTACCGGCGACAGGGCCGGGTGCTCATGTGAAACCTCCTCTGCCTGTCTCGAGGAGGTTTCTTTTTTAGGCATAAGACATGTACACGCAAGGAGGTGTACATGTCCAAAAAAATTGCCCTTGTGAAGATGCCTGATAAGGCTCTCCAGAAGACAAGGCAAGAGAAATTCGCTCGCAGTGAGAAACCATTCATGATGGTTCGTGGCGAGACCATGTCTGAAGAAGACATGCATTTCGAGAGAGCCCTGGAGAGAAGAGGGCGGAGTCCGATTGATGTTCTGAAAGAGTCATCTCGGATACAGCCACCGCTTGGTAAGGGAGCGATGGTAAACCTTGAGACAGCGTTGAGCTTCCTGTCTGCGTTCGATGAAATCGTTCCGTCAGGCTCAATCAACCCAGCCCTGGCTAGCATCAAGGTTTGGTTCAACCCGGAGGAGGACTGCAAGCTTTTCATGGAGGGCGGAAGTCACTGTGTGTGGGCGATTGCAGCGATTGATGCTGATCCAAAGACAGAAAAAATCTTCACAACCCTGGTTCCGGTAAGGCGGGCGAGGAATGTGCTTAGGGCGACAAGTCAGGCACAGAGGAGTGTCATGGTTGCCGTAGACGAGGACGGCGTCTGCCTTGGTTCTCACTCCATTCCGTTCGGTGGGAAGATTGCAGATTTTCCCGTTCAGCCAGTAATGCTGGAGCCAATCGCCAGGGCGGTGATGCCGTCATTCTATTATCGCGATGTAGCATCTAGAGTTGTTCCAGCGAGGGGACTGAACAGGCTTGAGGGCCTTGGGTCCGACAAGATCCTCCTGGACTTCGAGTTCTGCGATGTAGACGGAGCCTCGTCCGTGGTCTGTGTCGCAGTGGCAATGGATGGAGACCGAATCCATATGTTCCAGATGCCCAGGATGGTGATTGACCCAGAGGCAACGAGAATGCCTCCTGCGGTTCACGTAGATGCGAGTTTCTTCCGGTATCTGACGATGGTGGCAAGCGGAGACTGGACAGCTGTCGAGCTCGGGGATGAACAGGTCATCGTGAAGGGGAAGGACTTTCTGGTCATTGCTAAGGCGGTCGCCGAGAAGAAGCACTCCCCTACGAGAATTGGTGAGTGGCGAAAGATAAACGTTTCCCATGAGGGAAGCTGGCTGGTCGAGTCCGAGGGTCTCAGGGCGATGCTCGGAATGATGCCGGGCAAGTCCATTCGCATGAAATTCGATTGCATGTACGACTCGATATCGGTCTCCGGCGTAGATAACGAGGGAACTAGGTGCAAGCGATCGATGTCGGCACAGAGGCGTGGAGGAGCGTCCTATGTAGACGTTGAGGTGAATAAGAAATACATGCTCGAGGCGATAGATGGGTGCTCTACCAATCTTGTCCGCCTGAGCTTTGACCACGACATGGAAGAACAGCCGTCCGCCCCAATCGTGGTGCGAGGCGAAGACGAACTATTCAAGGCAATCATCATGCCTATTTCAGGAGATACCGATGCATAGATGCGGACCAAACTGCGGCGTATTAAAACGCCTTCGAAAGATTGCCCTACTCAGGGCGAATCCGGTATCGGATGAAATCATTCCTGTTAAGTCATGGTGCCGCGTTTGCGGTGTTCCAGTATTGCTTGAGGTGATGAACAGTTACGACATGGCCGTCCGACACTTCTACGCCCTGGACGACACGCCGATGGTTCACAAGGCAATCCACGCTGAAACCTCTGGCTGGGGAGTTCATTGGCGACTGGACGATGTCTTGGCGACGGTATTTCCCCACCAGCATCCGATTGATGAGCTCTATTGGCCGATGCCGCCCTGGTGGATTGAGAACTACGGAGAGCCGCAATCCGAGGATCAGGGGATACTTATCCTCAGCCAATCGCAGATTGACAACTACGAGGAGGAGCACATGGACCTTGAGCTCCATCTGCTCTCTCGGTACCTCCGCGACAATCCCAGGGATGCAGCTCAGCTCGAGGGCGAGTACGGTGAGGTCTGGAGCGCGGAGGACGTTGGTGAGGACTTTGAGATACTGGGCTTCAAGAGCCCATTTGCCATAGCCAAATGCAGGAAGACGGGGCAGCGAGGGAGCCTGGTCTTTCAGAACAATCCAAGGTTCTACTTTGGCTGGGATCCAGAGAGGGTCATATGAACTCCTGTGTGTTTTGCAAGAAGCCAATTGAGCCAGGAACGCCCGCCACGTCCGTTGTTGGTGGCCAATTCCCCAGGGAAGACCCCGATTTCTTCATGGTGGATGAGACGGTTCTGGCCGAGAGCTACTCGCATCTTCCCTGCCTGATAGGAGCTGTTTCAAGAGGAGGGGAATCCGGGAACAGATCGTGATAGAGTCTTTGAACAAAGGACATTGCAGTCGCCGTGCGGGTCAAGAAGGAACTCAACACACACCACGTCAGTCGCATCAAGGGGGAGACGAGCCGAGAGCTCGCCGACCGATGTCCAGATCGACTGGTTGTGTTTCCTTCTTCTCCGTGCACCAACGTCGGTTGCAAATACGCGATCAAAGAACCCGGCTATATGAATTGTACGTTTGTCGCGGCAGAGGCTGGAGAGCATACGCTCGAGGCCATCGGCGACATGATGGGCATCACCAGAGAAGGTGTCCGCCTTATCGAGAGGCGCGCTCTCATAAAGATCCGGGCTCAGCTATCGCAGGATAAGCTCGATGAAACGGACCGGACCACCCAGCGTCAACCATGTTTTGCTTCAGGGGGAGATAACGTCTACCCCATCAGTGAAGTCAATAAGCTCTCGCACCCAGGTGACATCATTCCAGCTCTCAATGACAGAGAGCTGGGTGAATGCGGAGGGTGAATACCGAGAACGCAAAAACCGAGTCATCGTAGAGGTGGTCGGGAAAGACTCTGCTCGAGTGGCAGAGCAGGCGAAGCTTGGTTCATGGGTTACCCTGGAAGGTTACTTCCGCTCTGAGCTCTTCAAGGGCCAGGAGTTGACGAAAGTGCGTACTCTCTCTGTTGATATTTGGGAGAGAGATAGTGACAAAGAGAGAGAAGCTTCAGGCTCGGTATCAGAAAGAGCTCGACAGAATGGAAAGAGAGCGCTTGCCCGGCGCTAAGGAGGAACTCGAGCGAGGCGCGGGAGAAAAAGGAAAATGGATGCGCTCCCAGAAAGAGAAGATCGAGCGCGCCATAAGGGATGAGGATGAGATCTTGTTTGAGCGAGCTCTCGGGGGCTGGCTGAAGGGCTGGGGGACGGTCAATACTGAGATCGCCGAGAATTATCGCAAGACCGTAGAGCCCGAGATGTGGGAGCTCCGTTACGTTCGATGGATGAACATCAGGTTCATGAAGCTCGAGTGCGACATGGGAACTTTTTACATCGTCCCCAGGACTCCGAATCGCAGGCCAAAGACTGACCACTGGTTCACCGTAGACGAGATGCTAGACATTCTCGCTGCTCCCGGTGTAGTGGCGTCATCCAAGGCGTTCGGTGCACTGCCCAGTCGCCCGGACTCTACATCCAGGCCTGGGTCTGACGAGCGCCACCTTGTGGTCAACTTTGCCGACAGTAACAAGCCTGCCGTTTACTACGACTATAGGGGGAGGCCTAGCGATGGCTGAAAAGGGTTTTGTCGATGCACTCATCAAGACAGTGAAAGATTTCGAGAATGCTGTAGCGGTTCGCCCATCCGACAACTACACGATGGGAATACCGGATGTGCTTGGCTGGATTCCGGTGAACTCTCCCAGTCCCGTGGTCTGGGCCGTGGCCATAGAGGCCAAGGAGGTTAACCCTCTGATGGAAGACCCGTTCCACAAGGGGCGCCGAACGGGTCGGATGCTGAAGCACGAGTTCACAGGCCCCCAGGTATCGATGTTGCGGAAGATGAAGCAGGCTGGGGTCGACGCCTTCGGTCTTGTCAGAGCCTCCAGTGATACTGCCTTCCGAATCGAGCCGGAAGATATCCCCACCAAGACAGGAAATTTCACGCACGAAGAGCTCGTGAAATTCGGCACCGTGGTCCGGCGAGAAAAAGGCATCTGGAAATTCTGGGAGACAGACAATGATCAAGTACCTGGTTCAAGACATCGAGACGATCCCCGAGAGTGAGATCGTAGACATGTGGACGCCCACCGATGCGGACAAGGAGCGCTACCCCGACAGGGCACCCTTCCCGCCAATCTGGTGTCACAAGGTCATCTGTATCGGAATGCTCGCCTTGGACAAAGATTTCAAGGCCACGAAGGGTGGTTGTGCCGCCGGCGGACTGAGCGGTGGCAAATCCGAGAAGGAGATGATCGAGCGCTGGAGCTACGCGGCATCAGGCAAGATGTGGGAGCAACCGCGAGCTCTTCGCATGGTGGATTACAACGGCCGGGGTTTCGATGTCCCCGTGCTTCAGACTCGAGCTTTCCGGTATGGAATTCAACTGCCCTGGTACTTCGGAAGGCTGCCGGACAACAAGGGAACTATCTCGACGTGGTCCAAGGAATACCGAGACCGCTACGGCGGGCATCATCTTGACATCCAGGAGCTCTGGACCAACAAGGGCTCATTCCGTTATCCGCACCTGGCCAACCTGGCATGCCTTATGGGCCTGCCTGGAAAGGTCGGGATCGACGGCAGCAAGGTTCACGAGGCCTACCTGAAGGGGCAGCGCGAGGAAATCGACATCTACTGCATGCAGGACGTCTATCAGACGGCTTTCATCTTCCAGCGGTTCCAGTACATGTCGGGGCGACTGGCTCTCGAGGGTTACCGCGAGGCGGCCACAAGTGTCCTTGATATCATCGCAAAAGAGGAGGTCCACTCTGATTTCCTTGGGCAAATCGACAAGGCTGCCGTTCTGCTCGAGTAGTGTAGAATCGGGCCATGCCCACGCTGAAGATTGACGGAACGCTGTCCTTCCCCATTGGGTCCGAGTCGAATCTTTCGAGTCGCACGTTTTCCGCACAACTCTTCTACGATGAGCGAAGCTTGGATGACGTGTCGATTCCTGGTGCTGTAGTTGACCAGGATCTCATGAGTCTTATCGCGGATGCGAAGGCCTGTTACATCGAGGTCGTGTCGGGCGAGGGAGAGCTAAAAATCAATGGCTCAGCTCCAACCTTGCCGATCTCGGTGGATGGTGGTTTCTGGGTCTGGTTCAATCCCAACGGAGGATTGACCGCCCTCTCCATCACCACGGCCGCAGCCGCAAAGCTGCGCGTCTACATGTTCACTTGATCAAAACGTCTTTTTTTAGCATTGACGCTTTGATGTCCCTTTCGTAGGTTTGGGCCATGCCATCACGCTTATTTGACGCTCGAGTAAAGCTAATGAGCCAGGAGGAGGCTCGAGCGTCCCGCGAGGAAGCGAAGAAGAGAGCCCAGGAGGCGGATGACGCCATCAAGGAGCTTGAGGAGACGGACGCCGCCAGCGTCAAGCTTAGAGAGACCCTGGCCGCGGCACAGGCTGTGGCGCCGATCGTCTACAAGGAGTACCGCCGGCCTGGCTCGAAGTGGATGATCGAGCACTCCCAGGTAGGCCAAGACTACATCTTCCAGGTCCACACCCTGAAGCCGCCGAAAATCGAGGTCCAGGGAGTACTTGGGCTGATGATCAGCGCAATGGACGTGATCTTCCCAAGATCGTTGGATATTCGCTATGTTCCGCCGAGCCCGCGGTACAAGCTTCAATTTTACACAATCAGGGTAGAGAAGGTGGTGGGACTGCCTGGATGGTCAACGGCCATCGAGCGGGCACTGGCCTCCCTGTCAGTCATGGACGCCTGGCCTCGCCAGGAGCGCGGCTAGCCCCGTCCACGTCGCGACATGCGACCGATGGTCTTGAGCCCCAGGGCGGCCAGGAGACCGCCGAGAGCGCCCTTCTTGAGAGCTCCCACGGCAGTCTCCTGGGGTCCGTCGTATGGGTTGGGGGAGAAGCCGGCCTTGACGCTGTCGATGGCATGGCCCCCGAGTCCTGCCAAAGCGCCGCCGACCCCGAGTCGTTCATACAGGCGGTCCGGCCCAATCCGGATTTTCGCCTGCTTAGCGAAGCCCCCCGGCCTGAGCCGGAGGAGTTCGTCGGTGAACGACTGTAGGTTCATTGAGGTCTACTGGTTGGCGAACAGCGGCTGGCCAGCGCCGGTGAGCTGCATACGGATCGGGCGAACCTGATCGAACTGAAGACTCACGCCCTCCATGAGGAGGACAGAGCCAGAGCTGATGGACAGCTGGTGGCCCTGGATGTAGCACTCCTCGAGATAGACGGCACCGAGAGTCATGTCGAGCTGGTTGCGGAAGTAGATGCAGATACCAGTGGGCTGATTGAAGATATCCGACGCCAGGTTCATCCAGAGATCGTCATAGCCTGGATTGAACCGAACCCTGTGGAGCTCTTGCTGAAGCTGAGGAAGATTCAGCAGAGTCTTGTTGGGGTTGGGAATATCGACGCCGCCGACATTGACCGTGTCATCGCTTTCGTTCAGGAAGTTGAACTTGTCGGAAGCGGTCTGTTTGTAGTGGGCGTACAACACCTTCAGAAGGGATGGACCGTGGTAGAGGACTCGACCCAGGGTGATCGAACCAATGGTTCGGCCGGGGATGAAGTACGAGCGGCTGGAGCCAATCTCGAAGATTCGCTGAAGCTGCTTCGACTGGCTCAGGCCTACGTTCTCTAGAACTCCGATGGGGAATACCTGGTCCCCTTCGTCGTCGGTCAGGGCGTCATCGCCATTGCCGATGTCACTAAGCCGAGGAGGCCCGGCGGCGATGAGCGTTGTCTCTGCCGAGACAAATTCACCGCCGAGGAGCTCCTCTTGGACGTGGTGGTTGTGGAAGTCCCAGTTGTTGAAGGACGTGGTTGCTGCTGGACGAAGAGGCATTGTTTCTCCTTACCTGGGACTAGACGAGAAGGGTCAGCTTGATGTTGTTGAGTGGAATCGGAATGGAGATGTCGATGTCGATCTCCACCGTATCCGGCGCGATATCGGACTCCTCGATCCTGGTCAGAGAGCCGCCGCGGAGCGGAGCTCCGATTCGAGCAACTCGTTGATCTAGCAGGAAAGTGATGCCGCTCTGCCCCCTGGTCTTGAGTAGGTCCAACAGACCGTCGGTGATGTTGTAAATACCCAGGAACGGGCGATAGAGGCGACGGAAGAATCGCGCGATGAGGTCGACGTTCTTCGTGACCGAGAACTCCTGGAAGTAGATCGTGGTCAGGTCGGTGGTCAACTGGTGGCGAACAATGAGAGCAGCGTCCGGCACTGGCTGAACGAAGATCATGTTGCCGCCGCCGGCGATAGTGTCGAGCTGGACGTCGCTGAAGATGTCATCCGAGTTCTCGCGACCAACGAATCCAGTCAGGGCAAGATTGGTGAAGCCCTGCTGGCTCGGCAGTCCGGCGGTTAGGCCAGAGAGAACCGGTGCAGCAAAGTACCCTGGGATGAGAGTTGCTTCGCCGTTGACCGACACGGCAAGCCTGTCCGGCCAGGTGTGAACGACACGGCGGCTTCCAAAGGAGCTCGCGTATCCGGCCAGGAAGTCCGCTTGCTCATTGAGCGAGAGGTCTTTCGTGATGCGGTACTCTACATCGGTAAGGGTGCCACCGAATCCAGCGGTCGGATCGGAGTCGAGGGTGATCTGAGACTCAGAGTCAATCGATGCAATCGGATGACGAGTGCCAGTAATGAAGGCATCCTCGGTCGCATTTGGCGTGACCGACACGACATCGAGAGTCGTTAAGGTCGGAGTGGTGAGACCGTTGAATTCCTCGGTGACCGGGACAGTGCTGTTGTCTGTCCGAACGACCGTAGAGGAGAGAACAGCCTCGATGATGTGATCGGCGTTGTTGGCGCCGTTGGTAGCACCAGCAACACGCAGCTTCCGACCGATGTCGTCATCAGTGAAGATCGCGCCGAGGATAGTCCACTGCCGGCTCGGTCCGTCGACGGAGTCGGAGACAGCATCGCGAGCAGGCTCACGATTGATGTCGTACAGGGTCGCCGCATGGCCGGCAAATGTTTCGTCAGCCCCGGGAACCTCGATGGTGGTGATGGTCGTAGAGCTGAGGACGTTTCCTACGGTGAAGACGCCGTCATTGAGCCCACCGACAGTTCCGGTGATGTACAGCAGGCGACCGATATCAGCCGGCGTGAACGCGCCATTGGTGAAGGTCCAGGTCTTGGTGGCCTGGACAACATTGTCGACACCGTCATCGGTGGTGATGGCTCGAGCCAGGTCAACAATCCAGGCACGGGTGCCTGCGGCCATGAGCTCGGCGCCGCCCGGCGGAGTCGGGGTCACACCGACCTTCGCAGTGCTCACGATGGAGGCAATTGCGTAGGCGATATCATTGGCCGGGCTGGTCGCACCGCGGACCAGGATGGTTCTCCCGACGTCTGCGGCAACGAACTCGCCGTTGGTGATCTGGATTTCATCCGGGCCAGCGGTGAAGTAGTCTCGCTCGTCCGGAGTTACCGAACGCTGGACACCTTCAACAGCGGTGTACGAAATGATTTCCAGCAAGGAGCCAACAGTCACGTCATCGGTGATGAAGCTTCCGTTGTCTGGGTCGCGGAACTGAGTGTTTTCGGTTCCGGCGATTCCATTGCCGACGCCGGAGGATGTCTCGGTGCCAATCCCGCTGGGCGGGACAAGAACTTCGACTGTGCGAATCTTTCGGTTGAAGAAGCAGACCCTTTCCCTGCCGACGGTTGATACAGACATGCCTTCGACATGAGCCTTGGCGAGCTGGTGAACGGCAGTGTTGTGGGTCATTACGGCAATGCCGTAGACGTCCTTGTTCTCAAGGAACTCCAGGGCGTCCTGCCAAGCCTGCTCTTCATTCGAGAGAAACCCTCCCCCCAGGCCAGTAAAGCTAACCTCGGTGGTGGTGTTCTGCAGGGCGAGGTTTACGCCGTAAGCGCCGACGTTCGAGGGAACAATGTTGCCAATCCCGAAGACGGCCTCAAGAGAGTCTAGGTCGGTGAATACCGTAAGGTCTCCGGCTAAGTCAGGTCGGAGAGCTCTCCAGGAGAGCAGAACGGTTCCCTCAACGACAGGAAGAGGGGTCGCATCGTTGCTTTGAAGGCCGGGGAGGACGTCGACGCTGGTGGCGGTCTTGGTGATGCCGTTGGCAGCAAAGTCTTCTTCTGAGTACTCTTCTTCCGCTCGGTACTCAAGGACTCGGTACTCGACGTTGGTTAGGGGAAGAGCACTCTTCCACTCGGCAGCGAGAACAAGGGTGTTGTCATCGGTCTTCCTGATAACAAGCTTACGCCCCTGGTCGGCTGGATCTATGCCAACTGCATCGATGATGTCGACGTAGAAGACGGGGGCACCCTCTGCGTCAGGATCGAACGATGAAAAGGCGCCAGCCGTGGCATCGGTGAAAAGATTTGGAGTGTCGAGGACTCCAGTAATCTTGCTGGCCGATGGCAGCGGGGGTTCTTTTACGAGGTAGACGTCCTGGAGCTTGAAGCCAACGCCCTTGTGGGCACTAGCCTCGGCTTCATCATCGGGAGCATCGCCGAGGTCAACAATTGCACCCACCTCGAGCCCGACATAGGGATACGAGGTGATGGAAAGGTTGTCCTCAGAGTAGACACCGGCGTTGACGTCGTCTTCGATTTGGTAAGCCGGTCCGGCTACCAATGCGGGAAGAGACGGAAGCGCAAGTGCGGCGGCGGCTTGCTGGAACTCTTGGATTACTTCAACTGCAGGTCGGCGATATGCCATCTAACGATCCTCCTGATGCACGCTAGTGTGTGCCACTCCCGCTTGTCCGTACAACAATGTCTTGCAGCTTCTTGGAGTTATTCGGCCTCACGCTGTATCTCCGCTGCACCATGGCCTGAATGGCGATGGGAACAACAGACATTTCTGGGCGTGAGTCGCTTTTTACGAGGGCTTCTTCCCCCATGTTCGTGGCCTCGACTTTGAAAAAGCCTAGATGATTCGGGACCATGATACCGCGTCTTGCGATTTTCCGCAGGACGTCTCGTAGCACCTGGAATCCCTCAAAAAGGTAGCCAGCAATGTCCTCGGCCTCGACGCCCTGGCGAGAGAAGCAAGAGAGAACTACAGACCCTCGAATGAGGTCGGTGTGAGTCCTGGTGTCGGTTCGCATGTCGATGGACTGGAGCTGTCGAAAACCGCTTGTACGCATCCACGCGAGGGGACCCCGATTGGCCACGATGGCCGGCTTGGAGCCAACCTGGTCGAGGTTGAATGCGTACTTATCCACAATCATTATCTGGGTTTTCTCCTGGTCTGGATCCCAGCAGATTCCCATCGGGTTGTTCTCGAGGAACATGAGCTGAGCAATTTCAAGGGCGTATGACTTGATGACCTGGTGCGCGCGCACGTACCGCCGCTGATCGTCATGGACGCTGCGGGCGTTGTCCTGAGAGACCTCAGGGGGAAGTACTGGTTGGTCGTCGCTCATGTAGTCGGGTTCTCATCTTCGACTTCCTTCAAAGCCTCTTCGAAGGCGTCGCCCAGTCTATTCCTAACCGTGTTGGTTACGGTGTTTTTCATGGATTCGACGGAAGCCTTTTCTGACTGCTCACGGAAGATGTTCTCGAGCTCGATGCGACGGAATACGAGGTCCGATCGGCCATCTGACCGAGACCTGATTTCGGGGACTCCAGTGCTGGCCTCGAACAAAGACTCTACCGATACGGCATCGACCCCCTCAGACTTGTCATGTTGAGCCATCTTCGAGGTGGCCCCAAGAATTTCGCTGGCATTGTCGGAGGTAATAACGAAGCGATTCCCTTCCGTCTTAACCTTGACTGCTGCACCGGGAGCTCTGTTGAGCCCTGGATCTGCCTGAGTGTTCAGATCTCTCTCAATGTTCTTGCCGATCTTGTCGTTCACCCTCTGCAAAACGTCTTCGTAATTATCGAAGGCCGTCGACTTTCTCAGGTCGAATCTGAACCAGTTGTTGAAGTTCGTGCTCATGAGAGGCTGGAAAAGTTCGTCAGGTGATTGGGGGTGGTCAGCGGAGTTGGTGCCACATTGTATTGAGCGGTGGCGGTTAACTGCGGCTGGCCAGACTTGAGTCCAGTCCTTGCGCCTGATCCCTGTGTTGCATCCATCACGGACTGGATCGCAGACGCGAGGTCATATCCGGCCGGTCGCTCATGCTGAGGGTAAGCTGCTATCTTGATGAGCTCGTCGGCAAATCCGCGCATGAAGTGATTCATCAGAAAAGCCTCTCGTCCTTAATCTTCTCCCATTCTCGCACGATTTCACGCAGCTCTGCGTCGTCAATCTTCTGGACGAGTCTTGTGTACTCAACCTGGTCGCGACCAATGCCATTGAGGCGGCAAATGTGCTGAATGGTTGTGCCCATGGGCTGAATTGTGCGAACCGATGCGATTCGCCAAAGCGTGGCAGGCATGACCTCGTAGATGAGGTCCCCGGGTTTGACCTGAGGGTATGCGGAGAACCAGCAGTCTTTTTCTTTAGACTGGAGCTCGCCGAAGTCGGCTATCTGAACCAGCTTCTCGTCGGGGTTGTAGTCGACGAAGAATGGAATCGGATCGAAGTATGGCCGCTGTCGCCCGGTGTTTAAGCACAGCGTGCAATCTGAGCGGTCCGATCTTCCAGTTGTCGGGTTGTAGCAGACGCACCTGGCCGACGAGATCGTCCGCTCGACGAAGGCAAACGATGGCTTGCCCTGGAGATACTGGAGGACGAAGTCGTGGCGACGGATGATCTCAAGCTCGTGGGGCCTGGGGCTCGTCTCCCATGTACGAATCTCGGACAGGATGTCGCCGTTGGCCGTGGTTGCCCGAATTCGGTAGTAATACCTGCGCCACCAGTTGATAAGGTTCGCCGTGATGTCGACGTACTCATAGGATAGAACACCGCCCTGTCCAGCGATGCCGGTTTCGAGAACATCTATTTCATCGTCATCCGAGAAGCTCGGGGACTGAGATCGTTCGACGGCGAACTCAACTGTGTCGAGACCGCTGTGCTGGGTGACGAGATCCCATGAGACCAATATCCTCGCATTCCCGCTCGGCGGCGACTCGGGCTGAGCGATGATTATGTCGAGCCGTTTGAAAGCGAGCATCGACCTACCAGAAGTAATTGAGGATGGAGTATTCGGAGATCACGCCGCTGGCGAGCGAGCTGTTGATGTTCGCCGAGATCTTGAAGTTTTGCTTCTTCCGCTCGTACTCAGCCACGAACTGCGCAATCCAGCTCTGGTAAAGCTGGGTCTTGTCGAAGATACGGACGGAAACACCGCCGGAGCTATATGCGAGCTCATTCCTCGATTGCAGAATGCCCTTGCTTCGGAGCACCTGGATAGTGGCTCCATATATCAGCAGGTACAGAGAGGGAAAGGTAGCAAGACCACTGGCACCCAGGAGGGGCGCCGTGATGTTGTAGTCGTCGATGGCCAAGTCGATTGCTAGATCGAGGTCCGTGTCCGTCGACTCTTCCCGTCGAATCAGCCGGTTGAGCTCGGGGGTATCATTGAGAAAGAGGCGAAGGAGCTTCCTTACTCGTTCGCGCTCGTTCTCTTCTGCGGTACCGGTTGTGGTTGCCACTGACTAGCCTCCCGGCGGGTGCCGGCGACTAGCCTTCCCCGCGCCTGTTACGACGCTTTTTCTTCGAGCTCGAGTCATCCTCGGAACTCGAATCAGCATCGTCGGCGGAGGAAGACTCATCGCTGTCCGTTTCCTCCGCGGACGCAGCCTCGGCCTCAGCCAAGGCTTTTGCCTCGGCCTCAGCCTTCGCTTTCGCCAAAATCTCAGCCTTGGCTTTTTCCTTGGCTTCAGCCTCGGCCTTGGCCTTGGCGGCCCCGTCGTCCGAAGCCTGCTTAGCAGGCTCGGACTCGGGGAAGATCGGAGTAGGAGCGAACGAGCCCTCCTCGAGCTTCAGGACACCGGCGTCAACCAGAACCATGGTTCCCTTGTCCAGTCTGTTGACCGGACACTTGTCCCCTGGTTTCAGAAGTTTTCCGGCCTCAGTCAAGAAGACGTTTCGAGCACCCTTCTTGGATGAGGCGGAAATGTTTGTGACCCTGTACTTGAGCATGGCTTACGTTACGCTCCGTCCGGTACTTGCGTCAAGTGACGTGATGATCTCTTAGATCAGGGTCATCTTGGCGGCGGCACGGAGGTTTCCGTAGCCCATACCGACGTATTCCCAGGTCTGCCAGGAGACCATGTCAGCACGCTTCTCGATGTAGAACTTGGTGTCGTTCAGAATGTAGAAGTTGCCGAGGTATTTGGGGTCGGTGAAGATGTACAACGTTCCCGGGGGCACGATCGACGACTTGATCGTGACGACCAGCTTGTGGCCGAGGATGGTGTTGTACTTGTAGCCGTTGACCAGGATCTCCGAGGCCAGCGGCGAGCCGATGACGGCCGACTCCTGGGTCATGAAGTCGTCCCAGTCCGCCTTGTGCATCAGGATGGTGCCAACGGCGAGCTCGTCGGTGTCGAGGGCCTTGAACAGTTTCACCAGGTTCTCGGAGGTGGCCGGGCCGGCAACCGCCGGGGCAACGTCCTTGCCGTTCGCGGCGATGACCGCGTCGGTGAACTCGATGAACTTTCCGTCCTCGATCTTCTGGATGTCCTTGACCGAGTTCTCCTCGATGACCTTGGTCACCGGGAAGTCGTAGGCCAGGAGCTCGGCTTCGTTCTTCTTGAACTTTTCCGATTCGATCTTGAAGAACGGAATCTCGTAGCGGTCGCCCTCGATGTACCGCTCGAACGCCTTGCCTCGGAAGTTCACCGCGGCCGCCGAGCTCTGGGGCTCGATGTCGACGATCTTCACGAGGGTGTCGTGATTGACCGAACGCTGGCAGTCCGCCTTGGTGACGTATTCCGGGGGAAGAATCGAACGGGTGAACGAGACTTCGCGCAGGCGCTCGCGCACGAAAGCGCCACCCGCCTGAGCGGCCTTCTCGAGACCGTCGTTGGTGTCCAACCTGGAAATGAACAGGTTGTTAAAGGTTGCGGCATCAATCTGATCCATGACTTTCTCCTATAGTCCTTGCTGGGTTGCCTTTGACTCAGCCGGGACTATGCCGGCGACTCGTAGTGAAGGACGCCGTTCGCGACTTCAAGAACCCGGCCAACGGCCGCTTGAAGCTGCGCAACAGTGACAGCGCCGGGGTCGACGGCATCGAGCATGCCCTTGCCGCCCTGGAAGGTGGCTACGAGCAGGTTGCCGGGGGCGAGGAAACCGGAGGCCGCATTGTACAGCTTGGTTTTCGCCTGGTAGGTGCCGGACAGAAGGTCGACGGTGCCAGTGGCAAGCGCGTCGGCCTGGCCGTTGCAGGAATCATCCTGACGGTAGCGGGTCCACGACGCTTTCGCGCCGAGGGCCGGAGCAGCGAGGGTATCGCCAGCGTCCAGCTTGGCAGCCTGGGTTTCTCCGCCGGCGGAGACAGGCTTCAGCCATTCACCAACATCGATCTCGGCAGCCGGATCGTTGATGGTCATGGGGTGACGAATGAGCTCGTCCATTCCTTTGACGAGTTCGAATTCGCGGGTAGTGCGAACATCTTTGGGTACGGGAAATGCCATAGTTGACCTCCTTCAGGATCGTTATTCTTCCGCCAGCCTATGGAAGAAGGCTGCCGTGGCATCTTGGGGAACGCCTCCAGAAGAGGCAACTTTGCCGAAATCGGGCATGTCGACGTCGAGATTCAGAGCTTCTTCGACGACACGAAGATCTTTCTCCATAAGAGAAGCGATCTTTTCCTCGAACTCAGCGAAATTTTCAAACGGGGCAACCTTGCCTCGTTCCACCATGCTGAAAGCGAGCTTCACTGCATCATTGCGTCGCTGGACATGGTCGAGCATGTCGGCCGCCTGCTTCAGCAGAACGTCTTTATCTTCCACTCGCTGTTCGTTGTCGTTTGCCATTTTCTCTCCGCCTGTCTTGTCTAGTTTCTCCGCAACGTACATTGTTGCCGCCAGCGGCGATACTACCTTGACTGCCTTCGAGATTGGGGCCGTTGCACTGTGAGTCTCATGTTCGATGAGTGCCCGATGCTTTGCCATTCCCATGGTACGCCGGGTGGGTAATACGTCAACTTGGCGAAACATTTTCTTTGTGCCGAGCTCGCGCTCGAGCATCCGCCCCAGTTTCTCGTCGATGTTTTTGATGGGACGGTGGTACTTGTCGTACAAAGCACGATTGACGCGCTCCTTACCCTTGAGCTTTCGGGCACCTGCGAGGAGCGGCCATAGGAAAAGAGAGCCAGACCCCTCGTCCTTCATAGCCTGACGGCGTCCCTCTCGAACGATCTTACTCGTGCTCGGGCTATCCTTTGTGATGCGTCGAGCCAGGTCGCGCACCGTAGCCATTGCGCGACGGCGAGGCATAACCTAGCCGGTGATGATTACGGGACCGCGACCAGACTTCTGCTTGTCGCCGCCGCCAGAAAGCGCCCTGTGACCCATATATCCCGCGCCAGCGTAGAGAGCAGGTTTCTTCATGGCATTGAGCTGCTTGCTGGTGAGACCAACCTCAGACCCACCAATCGTTCCGCTGACGGCGTAGTTCTTGGTGGCTTTCTCGCCAGCCTGAGCTGCCTGCATGGGGACAGACTTTTTCAGGTCATCGAACCCTGGAACCTTTTTGAAGCTCGTGTTTGGCATCGAGGTAAGAAGATTCAGTGATGAATCGTCGCCGAGATTCCGCCTCATCCTGGATAGGATAGCCATTTTCTCTGCTTCACTGGCACCCTCGGCCCTTCTAAGAACATCCTGCCACTCGCGAATGTTCTTGCTGCTGTAGGCCTGAGCCTTCTCAAGCTTTTGGCCGGCTCGACCGAACCTTTTGGTCGCTACAAATTCTCGGGCCCGACGGCCCACTCGCCCGAAGACAGCCTGTTTCTCGAGAAACTCAGCAACCTCATGCGGGCTATGGCCAGCGTCAAGGGCAGCTTTGATGAAAGCTGCTTCCTTGGAGCCAAACTGCGCGGCCACCTTCACCGACCCTGGAGAGGAGTCTTCGATTTCTCGAAGCTCGGACAGAGTCCGGCCAATGATGGCGACCGCAGCAGTTTTCTCGACCAGTTCCTGCTGGTTCGACGAAACGACCTCTTCGGGGGTCGCCTCTGCAGCACGACGACACCGCTCGGCCAGTTTCTGAAGATCAGGTCCCTGGCTTTTTGCGGCGGCTTGTTTTTTCAAGCTGCCACCGGAGAGCTCGCTGACTCCGGTGACATCAAGAAGTTGATCGAGTGTGTAGCCCATCTACATTTCCCCTGTGGGATGAGGTTTACCCTCGGTAATCCCCTAGCCGGGGTAGTGCTTAGAGATCAGGTGAGAGACGTAAGAAGGGTCTTCGGCCATGCGCTCGAGGATTGCAGCCTTGATGGAGGCCTTCTTCTCGGACTCTTCGCCGCCCTTGTCTTCCTCGCCTTCACTCTTGGCTTTAGTTTCCTCGTCCTTTTTCTCGGACTCGGAAGACTTCTCGCCTCGAGCTTTCGCCATGAGGGCGGCGACGGCTTTCTCTTTCTCGCCTTCGCTCGCCTCAGGCATTTCCTCTTCCATCGCCTCTTTGACCAGATCGGCCATGACGTGATGGGCGAGAACTCGACCAATGTGGTCGTAGTCCTGTGCTTGCTTGATCAGCTCAGCGTCGACATTCGAGAAGTCGGCTCCGTACTGAGCGGAAGCCTGCGCCTGGGCTTCTTTGACGTGGTCTTGCTCATTGAGCGCCACGAACACTTCTTTGAGTGAGTTCATCATCTTCTCCGGGGTTCAGTTGGAAATAACGGTCGGGGAAAACCCCAGGCTTACGCCTGGAGATCTCGAACCGTGGCGAACCCGGCCGGCGAACCGCTGCCCAGGCTGGTCGCCATGGACTCGGGGTCATCGCTGGTGCCCTGGCCGGCAGAGATGGTTTTGTTCGGCTTCAGCGAGTCTTTGTAGACTTGCTTCGGCGCCATGCCGGCGGTTTCGATCTTGCCGTCGTGGGCTTCGTTGCCAGCGAAGTTGGTTTCGACAGTCGGCAGACCGCGATCACCAAGAGCCGGGGTCGACGCCGCAGACGGCGATTCGGTCATCTGGTTCTCGTTGACATCGGTGTCCATGTTGCCGGCGAGCTTCTGGAACTCATCGAAGAAGCCGCGAGCCATGATGCGGCCAGCAGCGTCATACTCCGATGCGATCTTGATGATGTCCGGAGTCTCCTCCTGAACGTACTCATCGGCCTCGGCGTCGGCCAGAGCCTCAGCCATCTTGGCAAAGTCGACGTCTTCTTCGCCGTAGTACTCTTCGCCGTAAGCTTGCGGGATGGCGGCGGCTTCTTTGACCACGCCATCGTGCTGATTGATTGCCATGTAGATGTCTTGCAGTGAGTGCATTTGTTCCCCTCCAGAGGCGAGCTTGGTTGTGCCGACACCATCGTCGGCAAAGTTACTATCCGAGACGAATTCGCCTCCGGAATCAAAGGTTTCATCGGCGGCCGCAGCCGAACCGAACTTCTCCATCAACTCATTGAGAGTGGCCATGAGTGGTTCCTTTCTTTTTCTGCGCGAGCCGCTTGATTGCTTTGAAAATGGCTGCGTCGATGGCTGCGCCAGCCAGTACAGCCGGCATGAGCTTTGAGGATGATCCCACCGCATACAGCGCCATGTCTCCCATTGCGCTGCTGTGCTTCGTGAGGTTTTTCATCCCTTTCATCACCTGAGGTGCCAAGGCAAACGAGGCGAGTCCGGCAATATCTGGACGCATCGCTACGAAGCGATCGAATGCGTTCAGTTTTGCTCCCTGTCTCCATCGTTTTTGTTGGACGCCTGAGTAAATGTAAGCGAGGGGAATGAGGCCAATACGGGCCAATGGGTTCACCCCTGCAGTCTTGGAATGATGGTAGGCGGATGATTTCTTACCGTCAAGCCCGCGTCCTGTGCCGTTAGGACTTAATGGCATGGGCCTGTCTTGGGCGTCAAAGCCAACTGTAGCCCCGATTCCAGCACCGATTAGAATCGGAAGCAGCCACGGGTGCTTCGCCAGAGCCTTGATTGGGGCCGGTCCTTTGGTCACAAGCCCCGGGAAAGCCCTGCGGAAAACCAAGAATCCACCGGCCAGAGCCATGCTTGCTGGAAGCATTCCTCTCGTGCCCGACGAGGCCCGCAACCCCTCTTCGGTCATCGGATACCACTGGTTGCCCCTATCGTATCCGTCGAAGTCAGCTTTCTTCTCCATGTCTTGGAGGCGCCCGAGAAGAATTTCTGGGTAGCAGGACCGGTCAGCGACATAGGGTCGAAGCATCATCGCCACCTTTTCGCTGACGTCATCTTCCCCAAGCTGCGCAAATTCACTTGACCAGGATGGTGGCGTCGAGCTCGGTCTGGTCTCATCGAAAACCAGGCGATTCCGCTCGAGCTGGTCGGCGAGCTTCACATGCCCCTGCTTGATTAGGATGATTCGCTGGAATTCCTGCGGTCGAAGATCGATACCAAGAGCGGCGATAGTGCCAAGAATTTTCCGCAGAGGGAATCCGTTGGACAGTCGGTCGAGAAGTTCGGGCGGCAGCGGTCGCTCCATCCCTTTGACCGTGCCAGCGTCCTCCATAAAGGAGTTCAGCTTGGCCTTGTCCTCGGGGGTGGCCCCTTCAATGTTCGCCGCCGGCTGCGAAGGAACATCTTTCTCGATCTCGGCCCGCTTGTCCTGGGCGGCCCGCTTATCTTCTGCAGACAGCTTGGAGTAGAAGACTTCCCCGAGTTCCGCTGACGGACGCACCTCATATGGGCGCTGAGTGTAAGCCACCTTCTTGAGGACATGGCTAGCCTTCTCGGCGCCAATGGTGACGAAGCTGATGTCGAAAAACTTCGGAAGCCTGTTGTAGGCAAAGACCCTGCGACCATCCTGCAAGATCTTGTTCATTTGGTAGCGCAGATGCGTGCAGTACTCACCACGGTTCCGTGCGCGGTTTTTACAGATGGAGCATTCGTCCCACGGGACCTTGCAGCCCATCGAGACATCCCAGTAGTGGTTCTTTGCCAGGTCGCCAAGAATATCCTGACACTTCATGTCGTCGACGATGACGATGAGAAGAACCCGGTGCATGTTGGGGTCGTAGGCAGATAGCTTGACCTTCTCCCCGTATGCGCGCGCTGGGTCTTTGTTGACATGGTGCTTGTACGGGTAGGCGTAATGCATGAACGTCTCGTACCCGTAGTCGGCACCTTTGTGGCGGAGGGCTTCTTCGGGGAAGTAGTCTCCGTTGACGTTCGATCCGTAGTACTCGCCAGCCCCCATCGCATCGATGAGGAGCTGCGTCTTCCCGGGGATGGGCTTGGCCGACCGGATGTAGTTTTCCATCTCCGGTGGCAGCGGACGAGCCATCTTGATATGGCCGATGGTCTTGTTGACGTCGGCCTCGATGGGAAAGATGTGGGGTCCGGTAGCGTTGTCGTACCCCGCAAATGTGACAAGCTTGTACATTAGGTTGGCGGCTTAAAGGTCGTATTGCTGAGCGCGTTGCGTATCCTTGGAGCCGGCACAGGAGCACTGGCTACACTTCTCTGCGCTTGAGGCTGGAAGCTGGGGGTGAAGGACCCTTTTGGAGTGCCAGATGGGTTTAGCGCCCTCATAACGCCTCCGGCGAGCTGCTTTGCTTTGCCTACCTGCTTGCTGCCCTCAGCCTTCTGGTAGGCGTCCCAGCTCTTCTTCTTCTCAAGCCTGACCGCTCTTTCCTGATTCGTCTCCCAGGCCGGCCTATCGTACTTGGCCGCCGCGCCGCCCTTGCCCCTGTTACCAGAACCGCGCTGTTTGGACGCAGCCGGTGCTGATTCGGGCGATGAGTCGAACTTGATTCCAGGGGCTGGCCGATACTGCGCTGGTTGTTCGGTGGGCCTGTAGGCACCAGGGCTAACCCTCGAAACATTGACCGCCGGCTTCCCAAGAGGGCCAACCTCTGCCGGCTTTGGAGCCGGAGGGGATTTGGGCGCACCGCCCCCTGCCGGCTTTGAGGCCGGAGGGGGCTTGGGCTGGCTCGCCCGAAACGTACTTTGCTGCTCAAGTGGGGCCTGTGCGACCCCAAGCTTGAGCAGTTCAGTAGCGAATCCGTGCAGGAAGTGGTTCACGGTCAGTCAGTCTCAGCCCCGCTTCGGCACAGTGCCAGTTGCTCGAGAGTGAGTAACCGATTGCGAAGCTCCAAGGTCATTTTGGGGCTTCGGGGTAGAAGCCTTCCTGGATCCAGGCATACTAGAATAGCCAGTGTTCGATGACTTGGTGTTCCCACCAGTCATTTTCGACATTGGCCAGTTTGCCTTAGTCTGCGATGGACCTCCAGACAACTTCTGGCCGGCTACACTGTACTCGTTGTTCTTGTTAAGTTGAACGACGCCGCCCGTGAGATTCGGCGCAGCAAGCTTGCTGAGCTCATCGGCGAAACCGCGAGCCATGATGCGACCGGCGGCATCTTCTTCTTCGGCTTGCTTCCACATTTCAGCCGCTTGCTTTTCGAGCTCCTCGTCCAAGGGGACGATTTGCTGGTTGTACAGATCTGTAAGACTATCCATTTTCCTGCTCCTTGGTTATTGCGGGCTTAATCCCCGGCGACCAGTTTCTTAAGCCCGCCGAACGTTCTTCCGGCGAGACTGGGTTGTGGTTTGCGTCCAACTTTGGCCAAACGGCCAAGACCTTTCATGCCCGCGCGTCCGAGAAGGAAGGCGCCGAGACCCACGGCGAGTTTGCTCTTGGATGCATCCTCAAGCAACTTTCCACCCCTATCCACAATCTCACGACCACCTTCTTCGCCCGTTCTCACGATGTTGCGTCCGAGCTCCTCGAGGGAGACAGCAGACTTTTCCATCCCTCGGTTGTACGAGGTCCCAAGGAATCGCTGCGGCGCCGCAGGGGCGGAAGCATGCTTGCCCATCTGATGACCCGAGCCCTTGCCCATACGCATGCGACCGCCTTCGACCAGGCCGTGACCCGTGCCGGTGTAGGCCGGTCCCTTGGCAGTGGTGCTGTGGAAGCGTTCGCCGCCAGCCTCGAGGGCCTCGGGTTGCTCGTATGATGGGCGATGGAATCCGGTCGGCAGACCGTCGCTCTCCATCACGTCAATGTCGCTTGGAGTGGCAGCCGCGGACTTCTCTTCACTGTCTTCACCCTCTTCACCCTCTTCGGCCTTGCGTTCTTTGCCGCCGGCGGCATTGGCAAGGAGGTCTTGGAGACGATCCGTGTCGTTCTCCTTCTTCTCGGACTCCTTGCTTTTCACGCCCTCGCCAGAGCCGTACATGCCGCCACCCTTGCTGCCGGGCTGAATCATGACGTTCCGGCCCACCGACTGACCGCTCAGCATGCCATCATTGGGAGGCGAGACATTCATTCCTCCGCCGGCCGGAGTACTCGCTGCTTGCGCGCTCTTCTCGTGGAAGTTTGCGTCATCCCGGCCTGGCATGTCACGAAAGAACCGACCAGCCTGAGGACGAGCCATCTTCTCGAAGAACAAGCCTTCGGATGCTTTCTTTTCTCGCATGGGGGGTAGGTTCTTTCTCTTGGGGTTTACCTGAGGGTTCTTCTTCTCGGGAAGATTTTTGAAGCTCTTCGTCTCGTCAGCCCACTCTTTGGCCTTACTGGGATTGGTGGCGAACATCCACCTTTGCTGGGCTTTGGACTTGAAGGGCATTTACTTCCCCGATGCGGCCTGTCGGCGATGCTGCATGAGAGCTCGATGGTAAGCAAGAACACCTTCGCGGCGACCGATCATGCGAGCCTGCTGGGCCACGTCCATGACATCTTTGCTGCCGCTCTCGTAGCCGGACTTTCTGCCTCTGCGCCGACCGACCTCAGCGCCAGCGGCTCCGGTTGCGCCAGCCACGAGAAGGCCTTTGCCAACACTCATCTTGCCTGGAGTTCGACCTTGGGCAGCTCGACGCCCGACCATTTGAGCAAGGCGGCCCATCGATGGGCGAGCCATCTTGACCAGTTCGTCACCGAAGCCACTAATAAAATTCATCGCTACTTTCTCCCTTTGAGCTCGATCGAGAAGATCCTGCATGAACTGCGCCTTGCGTGGAACCACTTCTTTGGTTTTTTCGTTGTGAATGAAGAACTCAGAGAAGGTGTCGCAGAAATCTTCCTCTGGGCTTGTTTTCGCATAATCGTCGACAAATCCATCGCCCTTTGTTGACTCAGACCATTCTAAAACAAGGGAAGGGTCGTGTTTGAGGATGGCGTGAGCGAGCTCATGATAGACAGATCGGCGAAACTGTTCAGGATCAATCTTCCCGTCATGATACACGCCCTTGTCGAATACAACAATTGCGCCGAGCTTCGGCTCGTACTTTGAATGCCCCGGAGCCTCGGGGGGTGCATTTATGAGGACCGGCCGCCTGATGATGCTTTTGATATGGGGGTTTTGCTCGAGCCATGCCGACGGCAATGGTTTGAGCATCGCCAAGAGATGGCGAGCCTCCTGGGGCGACCATTTGCCCTCGAGCTCGACGCCGCGAATTCTCATAGGACACGCGCGAGGTCCGAATACATCTTGGCAAGCACGCCGCCAGAAAGAGCAGCGCCAGCTGCGACCAGTCCAGCAAAGCGAAGAGGATGGCGCTCACGCCACTCGTCGTTGGTGCGGCTGTGAACCAGAGCAAGACCTTCGTCTGAGCCCGATTGAGTTCTGCGAACGTCCGCTGGGTCCATCCGCTTCCGAACCTCCTTGCCGCTTTCTGTACCGTAAAGATACAGACCGGCGAGGGTCGCAGGCACGGCAGAGATCATCGCGCCCTGGATAAATGTTGGATCGGTGCCAACTTCTTTGGCGGCCTGAGTGACCCGGTGCAGAACCTCGCGGTTGTTGATCATGTCCTTGGACTGCTGGGCGATTTGCTTCCCAAGGAAGGCTGCGTCTCTCCCCGCCGATCTGATGCCTCGAGCGGCTTGCCCGATGAGATCTACTGGATTCATAGACCTAGCAAGGTCAGAGATGGCACCGCTGGTTTTCTCCAGGTCTTGCAGCTTCTGGGCAATCAAGTCTTCGGTCTCACCCTTCTCCTCCCTTGCCTCCCGCATGTACTTGCGAGCAAGCGAGAGCCCAACGATCGTAGGGATGGCACCGAGAACGTAGGTTCCCCACCCTGCACCAAGACGCTTGAGGGATTTCAGCGCAGCCGCACGCCCTTCTGTCTCCTTGATGTGCTGAAGTGCGAGGACCGACGCCTTAGCCTCCGGGTAGAGAGTCGTTGCAGCAATCGTGGCCCCGGCAATCTCCGGGGCATGCCTTTGCATGAACTCAATGGCCTTGTCGTCGATGGTTCCCGGGAGAAGCTCTTTGATTCGATCACCGGCAATGAGCGCGGTGGGCAGAGCAATCTGCGCACTTCTGCGAAGCAATGGCTCCAGGTTTGCGCGAACCTTGCCAATCCGACCCTTGGTATAGTCGGCTGCGTGGCCGAGTTCGTGTAGCGCGAGCTCCTTGCTGACATCGGGGAGGTAGACGCGCTTTGTTGCGAGCTCGTATCGAGGACCAAGCATCCAGTTGAGTGGTCCCTGCTTTAGGTTTGTGGTGACACCCTTTTGAGCCAGGTTGTGCTTGTCGATGAATGAGTCGACGGTGTCCGTGATCTTGCTAACGGTACCCAGCACATTTATCCGCTTCTCCCCCAGAGGATGTTTCCAGGTGTGCTTGTACTCTGGGTTTTCTGCGAAGCGAGCGAAGGCTTCGTCGGTCTCCTTCAATACAGCCTCCGGAATGCCAGGTATCCGAGCCTTCACATCAAAGAGACCAAGCAAGCGAGCTTTCGGATCCTTCGCACCGTAGTTGAGATCACCCAGCCGTTTCAGATCGGACGCCTGGGTCTGCCTGATGATTGTTGCGAACGGAGACTCCTTATCACCCTTCATCATTGCGTTGCGGAGGGCCACGTTGCCAAGGAAGCTGGCGACCCCGCCAACGGTGGAGCCGCCGACGGCGAGTATTCCTGCCATGGCTCGTTCCCCTGGATCAATACTTTGTGGATCCGGGTCGCGAGTGAAAGGCTTCTGCTCAATATCTTGAGCGGTATCTACCGCAGACTCTGTCGCGGTCTTCTCGTTCAAGAAGAATGTAAGGGGATCCCTGCTCACGGGGTTCCCCTACATCATGAGAGCTTTGGCCGCAAATTCGCCAGCCTTGAGCGGAGCCATTTTCATGGGACCCCGATCTTCCCTCGCTTCATCAATCCTGCTTTGGGTCTCAGCGAGGTTCTTGATGTCGGCCGGCTGAATTTGGCCAAGCTGGGCGGTGGACGTCACCCAGGTTCCGGCCACGGTTGGATCGGCTGCAAGGGATGGGGCATACCTCGCGAGGACGCCGAAGTGACGGCGGACGCGACCTGGATCGTCCTCCTCGAGCTCCTTCAGAACCGGATGCTCTTTGAACATCTGTTTGTAGGACATGTCGATCTCAGTCTTGAGCTTTTTGTCTCGGCTGTGACGCATAAGCCCGCCGATGCCAGCGGTGGCTCCAGCCGTCATGCCAGCCAGCGCCATCATCTTGCCAAGATTGGCTGCGACATCAGACCAGCCAGCGGTCTCTGGCGGATCGCCCTTGATCGGAGGAGGTGGAGTCCTTCCACCAACCTTGAGCTTTTCAAAGAACCCACCAAGCCCACCGGAGGGCTCTTTTCTCGGAAGGCCTCGCATCGACTGAAACAGTCGGCTTGCGTATTTCCCCATCTCTTTTTTGATGAGGCGTTCACGTTGCTGGAGGACTTCGGCGGCAGCCTCCTTGGACATAAGGCCACGGCGTTGACACTCAGCGATCATTTGCAGCGATGACTTGGGCATGACTATCTCCGAAAGGCCTCTTCTTTGTATTTACCATGGATGCGCTCGAGCTCGCGCTCAGTCGGCTTGTTCTTCATAAGCCGATTGAAATTCGTTGTCGCCGCTGGACTGACGTAGGCCTGCCTGGCTATCGGGTCGTATCCGGCATGAAGGTAGCTCTCAGCCTGCTCGCCGGATCTTCCACGCTTGTATCCCTGCCTTGCCGCAAGGGCTGTTCCGCCGACGGTCATCCCCAACCCGAGGGAATGAAGGGGGTGTTTTACAGCAAGGCCCAGAAGCTTTTTTGCAATAGCTGTCTTGACGAGCTCGTCACCAAACCCTGCAAGAAAATGGTTCATGACAGCTCGCGGAGCCTCTGGTGGTAAACCTTCACCTCGTCATCGATACGCAGAAGGTTGTGGAGACCGTTCTTGATCTCGCCGGTCTTGCGCTGAACGGTATCCAACGAGATGAGGACGGGGTGAGCACCATTGATGACGGTGACGTTCCCCATGTCATCACTGATGTAGTCCTCCGGGGCCTTTGAGATCGCCATCTTTTCCAGTCTAAGACGGGCGCTTCCGTGAACCTCCTTGAGGAGGCGTTCCTCGAAACGTGGAAGATATTCTTCGGCGACCTTGTGCAATCCAGACCCCGACGCAGCTTCGTAAATCTGCCTGAAGGTGGCACCACCGAGAACAGCTTGTTTCACAGTGGCATAGGCACTCTTCTCAAGCGATTCAAGCTCCATGCCTTTGTAAAGAACCTTGTCCTCGGCGTCCTGGCGTTCGGCGGCCTTTTTCTGGAGGATGATGATGATGCGCTTCTTTTCACCGTCCTCGTGAAGACCATTGTGCACGGCGGCGGGATCTGCGCCCATCATTGAGATGGTCGACGGGCCGGACAGGGGGATACCCTTCGGCGGACCAGCGTAGTCGGAGTCTGACATCGGAGGACAGCTGACCATCGGACTCTCTGGATCGTCGGAGTCAAGCGGCTTCTTTCCGACAACCTGAACAACGGTCTTGGCATCTGCCAGAGGGAATGCAATGGACTCCTTCTGGGCGGTCTTTGACCAAAGAGCTCGATGAGTGGCAATGTTGGCCATCTCACAGATGCGCTCGATCTGGTTTGCGTTCAGATCGTTTTCTTCGGCGATCTTCTGAATCGTGGAGTTGAGCGGAACTCGTTCTTCGAGATATCGCTTGGCTGCAGTTTTGGCCAGAAGCTCGAGGCGATCGGCCGCAACCTTGATATGTCGACTGCTCGGTTCGGAAAGCAGGTAGTTAAAGTGGCTCATGGACATCCAGGATCCTCGCTTCTTGGTTCTACTCGAAGGTATAAGGATAGAGTATCAGGGTCAAGAAAGCGGAAATACAGTCAAAGGAGAAGCAAATGAAATTTTGTCCTCATTGTGGAGGAGACCTCACATCATACATGGCAGCCGAGCAAGGCAACTCGGCTGTCCTGAGGCCCCCAAACCGTGAGAAGTACGACCAGGACAAGACCTGGCGTCAGCTCATCATGGATGCCGAGGCCCTCAAGGGGTCACCCCCCACCCCCATGGAGCTCGTCGGCAAAGCGGTCGACAGGGTTCGAGGGGCATTTTCGGGCACGAAGGAGGGTGACTCCGTTGGCACGATTGTTCATATCGCGACAGATCGCAATATCCAGCCCCAGGGCGGAGTCCTGCATCGAGCGACCCTCCTGGAGGGGAGAGTGCAAGACGACATCAGCAAGATGGAGCGGATGGGCTATGCCGTTCAGGACGGGAAGGTGGTGGTCGTCAACGATATCCCGGTTGGACGCGGTTACGTCGCAATCAATTACTGGGGAGGGGAAAAGCAGTATCGCCGCTGGCACATGTCGAAACCGGTCACCATAAACCCATCGAGGAACGGCAACCCCTTCTTCATGGACGAGAACATGATCGCATTCGGAGTATCGTGGAAAGACCCAAGCAAGATGGAGGAGGCGCTTCTCGAGCTCTGCGAGATCCTGGCCGAGGGCGTTCATAAAGAGCGGACCATCGGCATACCGCTAGCCATGGAGCTTGTCTGGCAATAGTCGGTTCCTGGCATAAGAAGGATGAAAGGAGAACTTCTTATGTCCATAGGAACAATGAGAGAGCAATTCGCTGAAGCGTTTGACCGCCTAATGCATTGCCGGATCGTTCTCGAGAACCTCAAGAAAACAGCCGAAGATTGCCTGGAGCCAGCTCAGCCAATTCTCAAGCTCATCCATCTTGGTCGCCTGAAGGCTGACGGAGAGACCATGCGAGACATCGAAATCGGTGTGAAGCGGGTTGAATCCGACAAGCGGAATGCAATCAAGTGCATGGATGATGCCGAGAAGAAAGCTGATTCCTGCTCCAGCATCATCAGCCGGCTTGAGCTCTACTCGAGAACGCCAACCAGCAATGAAGAAATACGAAGGTGGGAGGACAAGTTTCAGGAAGAACTCTGGTTTCTGAATGCCTCGATAGAGGAAGTTCAAGCGCTACGTGCGCAAATCGAAGGGAGTGCAGCTTCCCTAGACAAATCGCTGCCCCTGTGAGCCACAGCGGGGGGCCTCACGGTCCCCCGTTGCGGTTTTTTTTAGCTATCGGGTAGACTGTGGGCATGGATAACGTCCTCGAGGGGTTTGCCGATGAGCTTGTAAAGCTCGCTGGGAAGCGGAGTTCGTCGGCGGGCGCGGAGGACGAAGACCTTCTCGCTCTCTACCAAAGGGTGAAGAGCAGAAGTGACAAGGGCCTAAATGATAGCACTCTGAAAAAAATCAGAGGTAAGGGACGTCAAGTCAGTCGCGATTACCTGGCGTCCACCCTGATTGGCTCTGTCGCAACCCCAGTTGCCCTCCTTGGAAGCAAGCGGATCTCGAGAGCCTTGCACAACCGAGAAGTCCTCAAGGCCATGCAGGGTGTGAAGGGGAGGCGTCGAAAAGCCCTGGCTGGATACCTAGAGAGCGGCCCTATGCTTGGGAAGACGAAGGTTCCTGGGATGATGAAGGGCAAGAAGCCCATGATGACCCACGCCGAGCTAGCCGGTCACTCAATTCGCGGTGGAGCGATGGGTTCCATCATCCAGATGCTGCGAGACCGGTTCTCTGGCTCAGCTGGCATCGGCGAGTAGCTACCACCACTGGCCTACGAATAGGCCCAGTGTGAAGAACAGCGTAGAGAACACAAGCAGCCTCCAGTTCCTGCCAAGCCTCGTCAGGCCCTCCTGGGGAGTCTTCATGCCGGGCTCCAGTGCCCCATGAGTACACCCAGGGCGAAGGCTGTGACGAAGTACACCCAGCGCCTCTGGGTGAACCAGGAGCGCAACACGGACGAGTAGGTGTTGTTCGCAACCCTGTCGACGGCTAGATAGATGTCGATTGCGATCAGTATGAAGATGACGCAGAGGACGAATATCTTTGTTGCTGTCGGGCTCATTCGTCTTCACTCAGGCAGTAGAAGGCCGCGGTGACGTACGAGCCGCCAAAAGCCGTTCCGTGCTCCAGATAGATGCGGACCTCCATGCCGGCCGCGCTGGACAACGGAAGAGCTGCTGCATAGTTCCATGGGAACACCGTGACCGGCTGGCTGGCCCCTCTCCAGTTGGATCCGATGGATGGAATCGTTGGGTAGGCTCCGTTGCTTTCGTCGATGAACTGAGGAAGTGACTTGTAGACAGTCTTCCTGATCGGGATCAGGGTCCCTGACGGGTAGGGGCCAGGTGGGTCGGCGGTGTCCAAGAGCTGTGGGGCAAACACATCAACATAGCCATAGGTTTCAAACATGACCGTGTCATTCAGCTCCACGTCGGCAGAGAACTGGACTTCAGCGGCGTTGATGAGCAGACGCTTCCCTGCGTCTGGCTTGAGCAAAAAAGTGCTTCCGCTTTCGTACCAGTAGCTCGCGCGAACGCTGGCGCCAGGATCGATGACTGGACTGAAGGTGATCTTTCCAGTGGCATAGTTCAGAGTGTAATCGCCCACGCCTGTATGCGGATCGTTCTCCGTCTTGGAGGTCCACCCTCCACCCTCATCGATCTCCACCAGTACACTGTGAGTGGCCTCGAAGCCCTCCTCCTCCCAAAGCTTTCCATGTCTCACATCGATGATGTTTTGATGCGGCATGTCGTAGCTGGTCCCTGCGACATCCGCTGCACAGGCCTGCTCCGTAGCCTGCACTGAGTCATGAATCCACGTTGTCGGATCATTCCAGCGGTGAGATATCTTGGTCGTGCGAGAACCCTCTGTCGGCCATGGAGAAACCTTGAGAACCTTATCGGAGGTATACCGGGGACCAAAGTTCTCGCCGAACTGTGACTGGATAACGAACGCCAGGGCATCATCTTCGTCGACCGCCAGAGCGGCGCCAGGAAAAGATGATAGCCAATCAGCGTGGTCTGCTCCCCACACAACAGCCTTCACAGGAGTCTCTGCCGTTCCCGAGTAGGCGATGATTCGATCAGACTTGTTCCCCTGGGTGTACCAAGAAGGCCACATCGCAGAAGTGACAAGCGACTTCCATGTTGCGTATGGGATGTTCAGAACTCTCATTATTCGAATGTCCCGTAGAAAGTTGCCGTCAGGTAGGTGACTCCGAGGGCTCCTAGACCAAGGTTATCTCTGATGGTCACCCGAACCTCATCAGAGGTCCCACCTTTGAGCAACGTTCTTCCGCCGAACTGGAATGCTGCCGCCAAAACTTGGTTTGCAGCGTTCCTGTCAACAAAAGGAGTACCACCGATCAGTCGAAGCCATCCTTCGTTAAGAAAGATTTCCGCGAGAGTAGTCGTCGACCCATTGTTGATGGTCGCATCAAACAAGATGCCGTTGGTTAGTCCGCTGCCTTTTCCGAAAGAAGAACCGTCGAACGATATTGTTCCGAGGACAGAAAATACGAATCTGATCTCGGAAACGAGGATGTCATTTACCGGGTCGGCAGGAAAGCTGAACACGACCGGTGTGACAGATCCGTTGACGATCATGTCGTGGGAGCCAGCCGGAGTCCCGTCGTCGGTCAAAAATTGTTGAACAATTAGATCTGGATCTGGCGTGGCCGGAACGACAGATATGGTTGCACCAGGCTTTATGTCTGCTTCGACCTGGAGTCTCTTGTGAGTGGCGTTGACTGGGTCCTGTATGGTTGTGACCTTGACCTCGGCTCCAGTCCCAGCCTGCTGCCCGACCAGCGTAGACCTGGTCTCGAGTCGTCGTATCGAGTTGTCGAGAACGACCGCCACAGCGTTGCCGGCTGCGTCATAGAGAATGGATACGGGTGAGTCGCTCATACGATGGTTCTTGTTCGATCAGTCTCGAATGGGCCGCTGTAGGAAATGGTATCCGTCACGGTGACTAGAACGGTTGTGCCATCGGTATCGTACATTTTCCACTGGATCGTAGTTGGAAATGCCGTCGTATAGGTGATGGTCTTCTCGACAATCTTCTGGGCTTTACCGTTGTCGGTGTACCAGATGATGGATGTTGGGAATGGGTTGGCCGTTGGGAGAACTTCCTTGTAGGCCCCGGTGGCGAACCCTTCGGCAGGTCCGTTGTCGATGAAGTGAATCAGCGACCGCACGGGGTCGTGAATCTTCTTGTGGAGTAGGGCCTCCACACCGGACGAGAATCTGTAGCGGATGCTGTCGCCGAGTCGGCGCATTGCCCCTTGGACTATGGGGTCCCCGTCGACCGTGCGGTCCTCGAGCTGGAGCTCCTCTTCGACTGCCGGTCCCGGCGTTCTGTCTGGGGTGAGTCCCATGGCCCCAGTCTAACCCTTGCCAGGGCTCGCAGAAGATCTCTTTGACTTCTTTCGCAAAGGCTTCTTGTGGCTAACCTTTGGTTTCGCAGCCTTGCTTCGCGCCTGCTCAGCAAGCCCGTCACGCTTCTTTGCGAACGCGCGATGCGCTTCCGCCTGCTTCATGAAGTCGTCGGCCATGGTCTTTGCATGGTCAGATTGCCCCTCCACCAGGAGTTGTTGTCTCTGCTGATTTTTTGCATTCCTATCGCATTCAGCAGCAAGTCTCCTGATGAGCTTCTTCATTTCTCTGAGAAGGAGCTCGGCCTTTTCACCGCGAATCTCTGTACTGGCAGAGATCTCTTCCTCGACCGTTGCCGCATGGTTGAGTATCTGATCGGTCATCAGCCTGAAGGCATCGTAAGCACCTTTGTGCTCGATGGATTCGCGGTACTTCTTGAGGGCGATGGCCTTTTGCTTCTCCGCCTGGTCCTCAAGCACTGAAACGAGGGCTTCTGTCTTTTCGCTCATGTTTTTTGTTCCTGGTGTAAAAAAAACCGGGGACGCCACTGGACGCCCCCGGTGGTTTATAGGGACAAGCTACTACGGGATCTCAAGCCAGTCCACGATGTAGATGACGTCTCCAACCTTGATCTTCTTCTCGAACTTGAGCTGGCCGTTGGCCAGCGAAGTGCCTGGGTAGACGTCCTTGTCGTTTGCGCCAGTCGTGGAGGTGTCTTGCACCTGAATAGCGCCGTTCAGGTAGATATCAAGCTTTGTGCTGGAAAGGCCGAAGTCGTGGCCCGAAAGGTTGCCCAAATCTGTGTCGAGGTTGTTGTCGTTGGATGGGCCAGATACGTCGACGTCAGCGTTTGCATCTACCGTGCAGACGGCATACACGATCCGCCTGGTGGTTGAAGCCTTCGCCTCAATGAGCATCTGAATAAGAGACTTTTCTCCACCATAGATGGTCTCAAGGTTGCTCCACTCAAGTGTGGTCTCCGATAGCTTCAGGCCAAGAGTGGCCCAGGTGGAGCCTGTTCGGTTTCCGTCGTCGAGGTAGAGCTCGCCGGCGCCAAGCATGGTGAGGTCTGCGCCGCCACCGGAGGCTACGGTCAGCACACCGCCTGCGTCGATCTGGTTTGGTGTGACACCAACGTTAATCGTGGTCGCAATAGATCCAGTGTCAAACGATGCCCCATTGAGGAAATCGTTTACGGATGCGTTGTTATCAAAGATATCAACGTCCGCCCCGAATTCGATCTCACTGGTCCCCCCAGCACTTCCCTCGATGATGCGGAACAACGAGGCTTCAAGATTGTCGCGAATCGTCCACTCGACACCGGCGGCTTCCAGGTCAAGGAAGGAACTTGTGAGCACATCGACAGGAGTGGTGCCCTGGTTTCCGTAGCCAGCCTGTCGCGTAACCAGTGCAGTTCCCGGAACATCGACAATCGCACCGGTCAGGAAGTCATACTCGTTGAGGTCCTGCTGTCTGACTCGCTCCCTGGTGCAGTAGTTGATAGTCCTGTTTTCGACGTCGGCGAATGGGACTGCTTCGAGGTCATCCCCGGTTGCGTTGACGCGAACAAATGAGATCTGAACCCTGGTCGTTGTCGTATCCGTGATGGTGGCGCCATCCGTTAGACCAGACTCTCCTTGCAGCAATCCATAGACCTTGCGGTTATCTGACAGAATGTCATCGCGCGTATTCCCATCCACGATTTGCATCAGATTGAGCGGGCTGATTGCGTTTGCCCCAGGAATTTCAGACAGGGCGTGAGTCCCGAAGGTTCCGCCATGGGCTGCGACTACAGTGCCGAGCGTGGTCACGCCTCCAACGGCTGCAGTTGTGTTGGTTGGAAGCTCGCCAGTTCCGAGGATTACAAAGTTGTTTCCTGCGCCAACAGTGACATCCACGAAGCTGCAGACGTCACGAAGGACGCGCTTCTTCTCAAGAGCATGGAGGGCCGCGTTGAGATCGTTGACGCCCCGCTGGCTACCCGTTTCGAGGGCCGATGGTGTAGCCAGATCCCCAAACCAGTTGCTTCCCCTGTTGTCCAAGAGCGTGTGGATCTGGGATCGCAGGCTGTTCAGATCGTCCAGCAGGGACACCGGGTTCGTTTCAAAATTCGCCTCAGACGGAGCAATGCTATCGTTGTAGAGGGAGACGGGAAACGTTCGTCGGATCTGTGTTTCTTGGTCGAGTAGTGAGATTGCCATGAGTGCCCTTGCCTATCGCGTTGCGGAAAATTCTATCACGCAGACTTTTTCAGATCATTCGTCCCAGTCGATGAGCGTAATGATGTCGCCAACCTTGAGTTTCTTGCTGAATTTCAACTGGCCATTGATGAGGCTTGTCCCCGGATAGACGTCGCCAGAGCCTGGTCCAAACACTGCGACTTGCCTGGCTCCGTTCAAGAGAATGTCGTAAGCGGTTACAAAGGATGCTCCTGCAAGACTGCCTAGGTCGGCATCCAGGTTGTTGTCCCCCGAAGGACCCGACACGTTCGTATCGGCAGGAATTTGAGACGTCACGGTTGCATAGACAATTCTACGATCCAGCGGAGACGGTCCACCACCAGGTGGTGTGCCGCCGCCGCCGGTATCGCACAGCGAGCAAGATGCTTTGCCGTTACGAAAAGCCATTAGACAGGTGATTGCAGGTGAACCCTGCAGATAAGCTTTGCTGAAGCGCCTGCAGTCCTGACTACCAGCGACTGCTTGGCTGTGATAATGAATGAGTCTGCGAGAGTTGTCAGGAAATCTGTCTCGTCCGTCCCGCAGAGAATGAGGAGCTCGTCCCCATCCTTGTCCCGCTTGTGGACCGTCCAGGCCGTCTGGCCGCCGAGCTTGAGCTCGATGCTGCGGACCCAAAGGGGCTGGTCGCAGTCATAGGGGTCGAAGTCGAATAGGCCTCCCGCCGGCCCTGGGGGCCATTCCTCGATGTTGTTGGCCCGGGTAAGACTCCCCGCCGGAATCGTGCCATCGAAGTCATTTCCAGCCGCGACAGTCTGCTGGAATGTGCGAATTCCGAGACCCATCGACTAGAACTTCCCAATACTGATGTCTGCAGCGAGCTTGCAGTAGGCCAAGCTGTGCAGGGCATCGTCTGGTTGATCGATGGGGTGGTCGTACATCATCGTCCTGGTGCGCTCATTGTACTCCACGTACTCGGCCAAAATGTCCTTGGCAAATGGCTCGAATGTTTCCCATTCGGGGAACAGGAAATTCTGCTGCTTGATGCTCTGGAAAAGGTTGGACAGGACCGCGTTCCTGTTGATGATGAACTTGAAGGCGTCGGGATCCCACCGCTTTCTTTCTCCCAGCGAGGTCGAGTAGGCAAACTGCATGACTCCCTGGCGACCTCGAGCCTTAAACAGGCGGCTGTTCATTCCCCAACCATGCCCCCAGTCGGCGCCAATGACTTCGACATTCCAGTGACCGCAGATATGAAGAACGTCAGGGACGATGAATTCAGGGTCGATCTCCTTCCCGACATATCGTTTCATCAGGAAGGGCCAAAAAAGATCTGAGTTCAGGTAGCAGCCAAGCGTAAGCACGGTCCAGGAGGCAAATTTTTTCTTACCTCCAGCGACCTCACCTTCCTCACGCCCCTCACCCCAGTCGATGCCGGCGAAGAAACGGAAGTTCATTGTGCTATCTCGGGTATGAATGAACTTGCTGCTATCTCTTCCGGTGATTTTCTTGATTGGATAGCAGCACTGCTGGACATCCATCTTGGTAACTGGGGCAGATGCTGTGTCGTAGGAAAATCCAAGGATCTCGTTTTGAAACTTCCCGTCCGGCCATTTTTCGTAAGGGAGAACAATCTCAGCTCGCCATGCCTCCTCCGACTGCTTCCACGGCACCATGAGCTGAGAGATGTGATAGCCGACGTAGTGCTCTCCCGGCGCAAGTGTTACCCATTGGCCGTCCATGGGATTGATTCGCTTGTCACAGTTCGCGCAAACTAAACCGTTCTTCCCAATGTTCTCCGGTCCAAGCAGGTTCCAAAAGCGCGGCTTCTTGCAGTCACATGGAACAAGCCATTCGTTCTGCGTTGACCACTGCCAGTACTCCTCAAGAGTATTGGCGAAGGTCAGGGGCGTCCCGCAGATGAACTCCATACCCTCCACGCCAGCCGAGAGGCGGGATGCCGAGAGAGACTGCGAGATGACCTTGATATTGTCCTTGAGGAGATCCTGGGCCTCGTCGAAGAATACGCGGCTGGCCGGAATGCCTCGAGCTCGAGCAGCAGTGAGAAAGGCGTAGCGCAGGAACATGTACGACCCATTCAAGATCGTTTTCTCGAAGACCTGGTCCGTTATCCCCTTTCCGATGAACGCACGCTTGACGAACGGAGAATCGTACAGGGTAGGGCGCAGTTTCTCGTTGGAATACTGTCTGGTCTGGAGTGCTGACGGAGAAACATAGAGGCTTCTCCAGTGCGGTCGAATCAGGGACTCGGTTACCTGCAGATTGCACACGGTCGTCGACTTAGCGACCTGGCGAGAGCACTTAAGGACTAGCCGCGGGTCTTCGTCGTTGTAGACCGGCAACATAAAGGCATGATTGTCTAGTCTGAGGGGTCTCCCAAGGTGATGAAGACAAGCCTGGGCAATGTCGCTTTTTCGACCCTTGAATCCGGGACGATCCGTGTCCGTGGTGATCTCAATAAGGCGAGGCTTCCAGTCGTAGAGTTCTTCATTCCAGTTGATGTCGGGAACAAGGTTTGGAAGTTCACCAGACTTGCCGGTGAAATCAAATGGGTCGCTGTCGAGCTCGTCAGGCTCATGTGCCAGTTCCTCCATCATCCATCCCCCTCCTCGCGCCTAGGCTTCCTGGGAGTAGCAACCTCTCCCTGGAGCTCAGCGAGTGTTGGGTGCGATGACTTGGAAATTTGGACGGAGAACAATCCAGCAAATCCTCCAGACGGGATCTCGTTATCGCTCTCACTGACCTTCGGCCTAATGTCGTGAAGCTGCTTTGCAGCCTTCAGGGCCATGTCAGCCCACATCCTGATGTCAGCACCTACGGGAATGGGCTGCTTCTTAGCTTTGTTGAACTGGATGATGGCGGTCGCCGCAATCTGGGAAGTGATTTGTTCAGGATCTAGGGTGACGCCAACCTCAACGAGATCTCGAATTTCTTCAGGTGTAAGGCCCTCAAGGCCAAGCGCAATGCTGTGACGCTCGTGCTTGCTCCTGAGGCTGGGAATAAAGTCGTCCCATCCTCGTCGGCCCATATGTGAAACGTCCCAGAAGATTCTTTCGTAGACCTCGAGTGCCTTTTCATTGAACTCGATGTCGTACTTCTCTTGGAGAATCTCCTCTATCTCGTCTTTGGGAATGCCGGAAAGAAGAAGCAATCCCATTGTTCCCCTGGAATGGGGGTTCATGAACACGCGGAACGAGAGATCGATTTCCGGCGGAGGGGGGCCGCCGCCGAACTCCTTCTGCAGCTTCCAGAGTTCTCCAAACCCCTCGCCGTCGGCCCAGTCGAGAATTCCCTCTCTGCCCATGAGCTCATCGCCCTTTGAGCCCATGTAAGCGGCAAGCGCATACGGCGCCTCCTTGGAGATCCTGGCTTGCTCTTTCGCAATCCAGAGGTCTCCGACAGGAGGCAATCCATAGCGCTCAAGCGCCTGGTTTACGTCAACCTTGCGCGATACAAAGAAGCGCAGTAGTCGGTCGTAGGGATAGCGCACGAATCATCATCGCGCGAACCCTATGGGGGACGCAGCGGAAGGGAGGCGGCCGCCTACATGACTCTGCATAGAGGGAGTTCTGGCGGCCGATGTCTTCACCCCATGCTCCTCCATCATCTTCAGCCGCCCGAGACCCTCGATGACCTTCTGCAGATGCATCAGAGCTGCTCGGACTGCTTCTTCGGGGATGTCCTCCATTCCAAGTCGAGAGGCCAGCAGAAGCTTGGCCAGCATATGACTCACCTCCCAGAGCATCGGTTTTGCCGATGCGAAGCGAGCAATGTTCTCTTCGTTGATAAAGCCAAGGCTCAGTACCGAGTCAACGCTTTGTGCGTCATCTAGCGCTGCCGCAATCTTGACCAAGTCCTGGATGGGCGCTTTCAGCGATGCAGCGATCTTGCGAAGATGCTTTTTGTTCGACGCTGTTTTGACTTCCCCTGGCAGGGGCGGGAAGTTCAGGTGGTGGACTTCTAGGTGAATGTGGCGCTTAGTTCCGTCGAGAACCTCGGCAGTTTTCTCGTGGTCGAGTCCCCAGGATCGAAGCAGAAACTCAGCTTCATGCCTTGGCAGACTGTTGAAGTCGATGTTCTTGTTGACAGATGCGTACTTTGCCAGTGGTCCGCCACGGAAGATGTATCGTCCGTTAGCCTGGGCTACCTTGATTGGGTTGAGGTCGAGGTGCTCGAGGGCTACTCGTTTGAAGTCCTCTGGGTTCTCCGAGACGGGACACAGGCGAGGCATTCGGACGAAGAACATCTTCGCTGAAACGATGTAGTTGTTGCCTGTGCCAACAAGCGGACCAAGGTCACTTCGCTGGCTATCGGTGATGCGAACGATCCCGTCTACGTTTGGAGACAGGATCAGGTTTGCCTGGTTGCCCTTATAATCAACCACGCCGAGGCTGCGAAGGTTTTTGTAAACGGTGACCGAGGTAACCTGGAACGGTGCGGTGGCCATCACCCTGTCGCCATTGCGATAGATGAGGGTTCCGATTTTCCCTGTATCAGCCCGATCTGGCTTGAGTCCGGCATCATCGTCGTCGCCGTAGAGCGGGATTCCGGAGATTCGGCCCTGGATGGAGGCTAGCGCTTTGCCCAAGAACAGCTTGGTAGGCAAGGGTGAGCCGTCGAAGCTCACGACGTTGGGGACGACATAGCCCTTAGCAATTACACCGTCTCGGTCTCGAACGGCATATCGGCCAAACGATCCAATGGTTGTGACGGTGCGGTCGTCTTGCAGTGGGTCGAAGACCCAGGGGTTCTTGTGCTCTCCCAGGCTGGCCCCGTAGGAGCCAGACCCGTCGACGCCGTTGCCGGTCGGGCCATCCACATCGGCCCCATAAGGAGTCTTTGGCGGCTCCAGGGTGAAGTGGCCGTACTGGTCGACGCTATGAAGTGGGTCGTGCTCGTAGTCCCAGAGCTCCGACTTGCGCATATCGAGCCAGTTCAGTAGTCCCTGCCGATCAGTGGTGACCATGCCCGGGTCGTAGACCTCGTCGGGTGCGGAGTAAAGTCGATAGGCGTCAGGGCCATCCTTCTTGATCGTAAAAACTCTGGCGGCCCTCTCCTTGTTGATGCGCTCCTGCTCGCCAGATCTGGGCTTGTCCTCAGCGGCATATTTCTGAATGACGTCGAAGTTTCCGCGCCTATGGTATCCGGCCAGGAGGGCCGGGTTTCTTGCAAAGGCTTGCTTGAAGAGAGCCACGTCCTTCTGGTCCAGGGTTCCGCTGATCAAGTCGATCACAGACATCGAAGACGAGTACGAGTACTTTCCTCCGAGCGGTGGGTTGCGAGCATCCGAGAAAACGTCGTCCGCCATATTGGGGGGCGGCTTTTGCGTTGCCAGCCCAGCTCCGAGACTGTTCTGGTAGAAGATTTTGGAGATGTTGTCGTCGCTCAGGGGGTAAAGCTTTCCCTCGCTGAAGAAAAGATCAATGGGGGCGAGGTGCCACGACTTGATGACAATGGGTACACCAACTTGCCTGCCACTCGACGAATCCTTCGCGATAGCAGTTCCAACGCCGTAACCCTTCTCGTCGTCTACGTCCTGGAAGACCATGGTCACGTCCAGGTCGAGATCATGCGGAAGTCGCTCAGCGACCATGGCGCTGATTTCTTGCTGCCACTCCCGAACGTTGTCCGAGAGCTTCTTGTACTGGACTCGTCGGAACTGAGGGTCTTCTGAGAAGAGGTTTTCCATGTCGTTTCCTATTGCAACGGGACGAGCGCCCCGGAGGCGGTTACCTTTACGGAATTGAGTGTAAATGCTGAAATCGTTGCGGCCAAGCCATCTGCTTGCTGGGTTGAGGTGGCGTCATCTGGCTGGGAGCTGCTGAGGATTCCAGTTGGCACCAGGACCGTAGCCACGGCCGGGTTTGGAGCGCTTGGAATGTAAGGCACAACCAGGCCAATCCAAAAGGTTGTAAGAGCAACAATGAACAGCGGAATGCCAGCGCCAAGGAGCTGTGGGTTAAAGGCAGTTGCCAGATCCACGGCAAGCAAAGCTTGCTTCGGTCTAGCTGTAGGTATGCCTGCTGCCACGACATAGTCAGTGTAAGCCTTCGCCCATATCTTGGCGGCATTCAAAGTGGTTTCCGGTGTCGTCCTGGGATCAAACAGGGGCTCGAACCCTCTAGCAAGTAGAGGCTGCTGTGGACCAAGGGGCATTATAGGCTCGGCGGATTCTTCGACAGGTAGATAAAAGTTGAAAGAATCTTACCAGATAGCTGTTTTTGAAGTTGCTCGATCTGAGTCTGGGTGTTTGCCAGGGGCGGGGTCGAAGGTCCAAACGCCGTTCCGACCGTCAGTGTTTTGAGTATTTGAAACAGCGTGTTGAAAGCGGAAACGAGTTCATTTCCCAGAACTGCTGGCTCACCGGCACCGGCCCCTCCCCACCTATATTCCTTGGCCTCGCCGATCCATCTGCCGTCATCGAAGTACGTTTCTCTTGCCTTGACGACAGCAGTTGCGGCTCCACCGGCGACGGTGACCTGGGCGAGCTCGAGCCGGCGTTTGGCTCCACCTTCGAGGTTTCCGTGGTCAATTCGTAGTCGGTAGTGGCTGCCGCCGGCCATGTCCAGGAAGTCGTCTCGGTGAACGGTCTCGGGCTCCGTTTTCCCGACCTCCTGTCGGCCTCGGGTCGAGGAGTGACCGTCTGCGACCACCTTGTAATTCGATGAGCGGAGAGTCATTTGATTGTTCTGAGGGTTGCAAACAATGCTTACCCCAGGACCCGCCTCAACAAACAAGGAGCCCCCCCGCTTCAGAACAAGGGCTGCGCCTCCGGCGGTTCCGTAGACCTTGTCTCCGGGAGAGACACTGGTAGCCGGGCTGGGTATTTTCGGATCTTCATCCTTTGTTTCATCGAACTCAGGAGGCCGATGGAATCCAACGATAAAGCAGCCAGCCCCATTTGTGCTCATAAGTGCAACACATGGAGACCCGGCTCGAGGCTTGATAACGTCCCCCGCTCCGCCAATGTCCGAATCTGCACTCAGCAAATGAGCATCATTTATGATGTACCCATCGGTTGAGCAGAACCGGTACACACCCGGCTTCCCCTCCTGCTCTTCACCGAGGCAGCCGTAGAGGATTTGCCCCTGAGGAGTTCCGTTTCCTCTCCAAAATCTGTCGTTCACTTCGCCATCTTACATCAGGGCACTCAAAGTTCCTTGGCATAAGACCAATGAACCCGCAGAGCAGGTGGTCTGCTCTAAACATAAGGAGATCAAGAAATGGCAGCTTCAGTAAACAAAATGATCCTCGTCGGCAACCTCGGCAAAACCCCCGAGCTCAAACACACCAACTCAGGAAAGTCCACCTGCACGTTGGCCGTTGCCACGACGGAGACATGGAAGGACTCAGAGGGGAACAAGCAATCCCACACGGAGTGGACCGATGTTGTCCTCTGGGGCAAGCAGGCCGAGAACGCCTGTAAATATCTCAGCAAGGGGCGCCCGGTTTTCATCGAAGGTCGAAAGCGAACCCGTGTCTGGGAAGACAAAGATGGTATTAAGCGATATGCCGTCGAGTGCGTCGCGAACGATGTCCAATACCTTGGCAGCAAGGGCGACAGCAGTGGCGACAGCAGCAAGGATGAAGATGAGTCGTTCTAAGCCCAAGATAGAAGCCACAGTCAATGAGCGCAATAGCAGGAACCATCGCCTTCTTTGTCATCGAAGAAGAGGAGCAACGAATACATGACGAACCAGAACCGGAGGCCGGTGACCTGGTATTGAACTCTGGGTCATTCCTCGTCTGTGAAACTGGCGTAACAGCCAAGCTGTCCCCGCCGCTTGGCTTTCTGTCGCGTCACTACGAATGGAAATGGGTGCCTCCGGGAATCGGTGCCCTACGGCTAGCAGTACTGGGAGAGGGGGACACGCCAAGTACCCTCTACCGGTTCATGAACGAGAGGCAGAAAGATCAGCTAGAGATGGAGCTTGGGAAGGTCTACTGGACCTGCGAGGAACACAAAGATTTCCTCGAGCACAACTCCACGCTGGCCGATGATGTCTCAAGGATATGGGACTGGATGCCAAGCCTGGTATCCAAGTGTCCATATCAGTCAGTCATTCACGACATCAACATGGTTCGAGATATGTCGGACCAGGAGCTAGACAGCTACGTGATGGCAAAATTGCTGTAGTATCTGCCCATGGCAGATAGACTGTATGACTACAGTGCGCTGACAGACGAACAGCGAAAGCATCTGGAGACTCTCGAGACAGAGATTCAACAGGCGCAAAAGAAGATACTGGACGAAGCTCCAGACCATCTTCTGCAGCTCGGAGGAATCCTCCGACGCAGCACCGAAACAGAGAGTCTCGAAGAGTTCCGCAGCTACCTCCAGAAACATTCTATTGATATCGCTGGCGGCGAACGAGAGCTTGCACTGTTTCGTGACCTCCTCATCATCCGACGCATTGATTTGAAAGATCTAGAACCAGAGGCTAGGCAGCGACTCCGCTTCCACACCCTGATTCAGGAGAATCCAAAGAACATGAGCTCGGACTACAGGGCAGCGATCAGCGAGGGAGATATCCCAAACTGTCGTGACTGTAGATGGTTCGTCACTCCACCAAATGACGGACAAGAGGGGTCAGACAAGGCTTGCGTTGAGTTTGGGACCAAGGGCGCCGACCAGGCGTGCTACGGGTTCACTAACAAGCTCAACTAAAAAGAACACAACAGCTGAGTGTTCTTTGCCGGTACGGGGATGTGGCTCCCCCTGTACCGGTTTTTTTAGCCCCATAATCAGTGGTCGTTTTCGGGCATAAGAATAGTGAACCCAAAGAAAGGAGTACTTCGTGCTCAAAGACACTGTATTCACAGTCTTCCTGAGTGACCTGTCATTCATCGCAAGAACCTTGTGGAATGGCCACTTGGTCGCCAAGCATAACCAAAGAGTAATGCGCGGCGACCTGTGGCCGCTCTACAAGATTACGTCGAGCGATGGAGATGCTGTCACCTACAAAAGACTGTGTCCCCAATGCTGCGAACACGACATCAAACTCAATAAAGACTATTTTGAGTTCATGGCCTCGGATAGAGGCAAACGACGGCACGTCGAAAAGTGCGACAGATGCGGCAAAGCCGCACCCATGAAGAACGCGTCTAAGTGACGCCCGAGCTGGCCGGAGCCAGTATGTAGAAGCCCGTACTACGTGCGGGTGGAAAGAGCCCGTACTACGTGCGGGTTCTTTTTTAGCCTACGGTCGCAATACGGAACCCGCGCTGTGGGTTGTAGAGCGATTCAAGCAAGTCCTTGTGATACATGCGATTGCTCGGCGGCTTGGCCTGGCTTCGACCTCGAGCAGTCGCAGACAGCCTGGAGTTCGGTTTGATTGACTTGGGCTTCGGTGGAGTTCTTCCACCGATGTGCCAAGCAGCCGCCGCAATGCTTCGAAGGAGGCCCGGAGCCTTCACTTCATTGCCGGGCATCGCTGCAGCCTGCTTTTCCTCACCCTTCTCCCTGAGCGTCTTCATGAGGTTCTTTGCGACAAGAGTCGCAAGCACCGTTCCAAAAGCTGGGCCAACATAGGTTGCGAAGGCCGGTCCCATCTCCCTGATGACCTTTGCGGCCCCAAGGCCCTGGCTACGAGCTCCCTTAATAGCCTTTGCCGTGGCTCTCGCCTCCTCCGCAATTTCAGGGATGTGCGTTGCGCCAGCCAGGGCCGGGGCGTAATCGTAGGCAAACTGACCGAGGGTCGAAGTGTCCTCGTCTGGCGGCATGATAGTTCGACCAAGAAGCGCATAGCGACTCATGCTTCCAGGGAGACCCGATGACATAGCTGCAGCTCTCTGGAGGACCTTTCTTGCCGCATGGCTCCCCCTTACCGGAGAAGCGTGCCCGATCTCATGGAACGCCATCGGAAGAGAGGTGGTGCTGAGCCCGATATGAGATCCAATTTCTGGAACCTCTTGGCCAATGCTCTTGAGGACACGCTTTCGGACACGATCCAGCAAATCCTCGTCTGCAATGAAGTATGCGTTTCTGGTCGACCGTGCAATCGGATCCAGTCCTGCAACGATCGGAACAGCCACACCGCTCTCTCGGGCAAATCGCTGTATAGCTTTAACCTCCTTGCGGGAGAATTCGGCAATATCTTGGAGGAGAGTTCCACCCTCGGCTGCGATCGGTTGTCCGCTAGAAAGAGCCTGGGACAGGAAGCTCGGTGCACCGCCAGTAATATGACCTGTTACACGAGGGATTCCCTCGAAGATCGCAGCAGCAGCAAGAGCTGGAGACACTCCCAGCTTCTTTTTTAGTTCCTGGTCGATTTCGCGAGTGTCCTCGTCTCTAGACATTAGTAGACCCCTTCACCTTTTTTGCCGATAGGCTCAACGCCAAACTCGGCTCCATAGGCGAAAGCTGGAATCGGTGCGTACCCGTGAATATCGCTTTCTTGCATTTTGGTGGCTCCCTGGATCAGGGCATCCTTGATCTCACGATACCCCATCTGGCTCATCCAGTCTTCACGCAACATGGGAACTCGCTCAATTCCAGCCAGGAACGGGGCATCCTCTATGGGCTTAGGACCAACCTCGACACTGCTTTTACCTGAACGCTCCAGGATAGTCTTCACCCTGTCGTCGATGACATCACCCTTCTTGGCGCCCGCAACATCCTCGAGGAGCTTGTGGCCGAGGGCCTCGCTTAGCGGCATTTTTCCAAGCGACCTATTGTTGAAGTCCTGCACAACTGTCCAAGGAGCAATGTCACCAGGCAGAAATTCACTGTCCCCCGGGTCAATCACTTTCGTTGTATTGCCAACGGCGCGCATCACCGTCTCCACAGCCCTCCTCCTAATCGGAACTCCCTGGCCCTCATAGGCTTCTTGGATTTGCCCGGAGACATAGTCTTGGGCCTCCAACATACCCTTCAGCTTGACGAGCTCCTTTGGCTGAACGAGCCCCTTCGACAAAATGTCTCCTTTATTTACCGATGCACCAACCCGGGCTTTCGCGGAATCCCACATGTCACCTTCGACGAAATGTGGCTTACCTCCGATGTAGACATCTTTTCCACCCTTCTTGTCCTCAACCTTCTCGATCTTTCCAGACTTCTCAGCGAGCGTTGCCTTGCCACGCTCGATTTTGTGCATGGTGAATAGTTTGTCGATCTTGTCGTAACCAGTTACGACGCCTCGAGTCCCAGAAATACCACCTTGGTGGAAGGTTCTCATGGTCATCTGAGTCAAGGGCTCAGAGAGAGCCTGCCCAGACACCGCTCCAACGTTGTCTCCGATGGACGGGCTTTGCCCATACTCATTTAGTCCATAGCACTTTGAGCAAAGACCCTTCGGTTTACTGCATGTAAGCGGAGACCGGACCTTGACTGAGTCAACCCTGCGATCCCGCAGGGTATTCATAAGTGAAGAAGTGATTGGGTCACCTGCCCTGGCGAGAACGGTGCTTCCGACTTTGATGTCTTTGGCGAGAAAACGGTCTTCGATATCCTGTGGGCGGAAAGCACCCTTGCTGTCCTTAAGTTTGATGTCCAACCCATTCTCTGTGCCACAGTCAACGTCGGAGATCACCTCAGTAATCGAGGTCGCCATGATGTTCTTGTTGAAGGCGCCAGGGTTTGCGGTCTGGAGTTGCTTGTCGACGGCGGCTGCTCGAGCTCCGTAGAGGGTGCTCCAGTAGTCTGAGAAGGGTAGTCCCTCCGCAAACGACTTTGTCACCGGCACGGGAATTGGGTTTCCCTTATGATCATCAACCATGAACGGGGCCGAAACAATTTGCTTGAGCTGGTTCATGTTTCCGCGCGCGCCAGACTGAACCATTAGGCGGAAGTTGTTGGGTTGCTGATCAAGCCCTTTCTCGACAGCCTTGTCGAGCTCTTCGTTTGCCCTGGCAACAATCTCGGTCGCCATCTCTCGACCCTTTGGGGTTTTGAGGTTCAGCTTGCCTATGCGAGCTTCTGTCTCTGAGAAGATTCGGTCTTTTCCTGGGATGTTTGGCAGAAGATCTTTGATGCCGACGGTGAAGCCAGTCCTGTAGGTGTGCTCGTCACCCATTTCCTTCAGCTTGTCGACCACTTTACCGTGGTCTCGCGGAAGCTCCTCTGCAATATCCTTCATGAGACCAGCCAGGCCGTTCTTGTCGAGCGTCTTGCCCCCCCACTTCTTTTGAGCCTCGGGCGGAAGCTCTTTCATTATCTTCTTTTGCCCCTCCGGATCCTTCGATAGCAAGTAAAGGCCAAGGGCCGCCTCGTTCTGGGGCTGAATCATGATTTGCCCGGTGCCTGGATTGTAGAGGTTGTTGGAGGGGAGCATTTTCTCCGCCTCCCTTACGGCATCTGTGAGCACCGGAACATGGATCGTCATGGCATCGCCATCGAAGTCTGCGTTGAACCCCTTAACAACCAGCGGGGGGATCTTGACAGCCTTTCCGTCAGTCAGCCTTGGCTTGAATGCCATGATGCTGAACTTGTGAAGTGACGGAGCCCTGTTCAGCATGACTGGTCTCTCGGACATTTCTGCTTCAAGCATCGAGCGGGCGATTGGAGTCCTGTTCTTCACCTCGTCGCTCGCTTGTACTGGGTTCATTCCAGACTGGCTGGTAAGTCGCCTGATGACGAATGGTTCGAACAGGCTCCAAGACATCTCTTCTGGAAGACCTACTTCATCAACCCCAAGCTTTGGCTCCGGGATGATCGTTCCGCGGCCGACCAGGTTTTGCTGCCGTCGAAGAACTTTGTACTGAAAAAAACCTTCCTTGGCCTTCGGACCCTTGAGCTGCTCAACAATGCCCTTTGGTCGACGTGCTTCCGGATAGAACGCAATCGGTTTCCCGAGGCCAGCCACCGCCTGAACGCCCTCGTAGAGTTTCTGTCGGAGGTCGGCCTTGATCTCGTCGTCTATAAACGGGGTTTCGTTCTGCCACTTGAGCTCATTGCTGATCAGGCCGACGTCGCGGTAGAGCGTGTTGATGCCGGGGTTCGATAGCTTGCCGTCTTCGAGCTCAGCGATTGGGCGGAAAATCGGGGGAAGAACCGGGATCTTTGTCTGTAGGTAAGCCTCCTCGGGGCGTACCTTGAGCTTCTTGAGGGCGCTGAGGTACTTGAGCTTCTTGTTGGCCTCATCGAGCTTGCTCTCGCTCTTGGCTGTCTTGGCCTTCTCGGTCCACTGCTTGATCTGGTCATCTACGTCAATGTTCCCAAGGATGACCTTGAATGCGTTGCCCCCTGTAACGCCCTGGTCGGCAAACTCTCCGGTGTTTGGATCAACGAATAGTTCTCCACGAACTAGGCCCATGTATTGCTGGTTGTTCAGGCTCGTCAGCTTCTTGATTGGATCGGCGAAAACCGGATTGGGTATTGGCTCTGGAAGCTCAATGTGTCCCCAGCGGTCTCCCATCCTGCCACCGAAGGTGAAGGTGTCCATGAGTCCACCCTTTTCCTCCTTTAGATTCTTTGCCCGAAGGAAGACGGGGTCTTTTACTTCGCCGTTGCTGAGCTTCTCGACCTCGCGATCCGTCATCGGGCCGAGAACCATCTTCGACCCTCTCTTCTGGACATTGACTCCAGCACCCTTCAGATAGGCCTCAAACTTGCGGTAAGCAAATGTGGGCTCAGGCTGAGGTTTCAGTAAGCCAGAACTTGCCCCAGCCGACAGCCAATCCCAGAACGGTTGATTCTGGGTTGCCTTGTAAGTGGCCATCTCCCTGAGATTTGCTCGAGAGCCGTGAGAGAGCATCGAGTAAAAGCTGATAAGGTCGAGGGCCTTGGACCCATCATCTCCACCGCGAAGAGGGGATCGGTTGATGTCGTATTTACCCTCTGAGCGAGCGGAGAACTGAGAGGTCGCCTGTTTTGACAGCTTCAGGATGTACTGGGGTCCAGTGAGAACCTCGCCGAGAGGTTCTTTAGAGTGGGGATCAAACAGTGTCTCCGTGTCACTAATACCAGCTTTCTTGAGATCGGCCTCAACCTTGCGAACGTAGTCCTCGCCCGAGAAGTTGTCGACGACATAGGGCTTGCCCGTCTTCTCGGCAATTTTCGCTGCAGCAGTCTCAAGAATCTGAGAAGGATTTATACGGCTGACGATGCCGTGCGGATTGAGCAAGATATCGACAGGCTTGCCGTCATTGGTGTACGGGGCTTCCCCGTCTGGAATAATCTTCGTGATGATTCCTTTTCCACCGTGTCTGTTGGTTAGCTTGTCGCCGATCTGGGCAGGCTCTCGAGTCTTGATGTAGACCTTAGCCTTCTTTCCAGAGCGGACAACATCGACAACTTCACCTTCGACGTCTCCCGTCCATGACTCTTGGAATCCCTTTCTTGAAGGGAAACTGGCCCCCAGCCTCTTCATGATTGTGTAGTCAGGGTCTTGCCGGTTCTCGCGAACGCCAACGAAAATAGGGTCGCCCTTTTTCAGGACAGTCCCCTTCTTCACAACGCCGTCATTGTCCAAGGTGGACTGTTGCTCGAGGGTGAGATCACCCTTCCAGGCCACGCGCTTTTTCAGAGACAGTTCGGTCGTGTTGTCTGCTTGGGCGCCATACTCATGCATGTGCTCGCTCGTTAGCTTTTGAGCCGCTGACTCAGTAATGACGATCCCGTCTTCGAAGTTATAACCTTTCCATGGAATGTAGGCCGCCTTGAGATTCGTTCCCAACGCAAGGGTTCCTCCATCCGTGAAATTGGAGTCGGCGATGACATCTCCAGCCGCAACCTTGTCACCGACGCTCACCCGCGGGCTTGCATGCAGGAATGACTTATGGTTAAGCGGCATATTGTTGTAGAGAGGCTGCTCTACTTCCCCATCTTTCGTTTCTATGACGACCTTGCTTTTGGATACACTTTTGACGACGCCGTCGTCCTGGGCTCTCAATGAAAATCCAGAGCCAATCGTGTTCTCTATTGTCGTCTTTCCGATTTTGACCTGAACAAAAGGAGCTTCTCTGCCTGACAGCGGAATCGCCTGCTCTGACATCTTTGTGGCCATCTGAGCTCGCACACCCTGAGCCGATGGCAGAAACGGTATGGTATTTGTTGCAATCGAAAAAGCCTGTTTCGATGACCGGAGAACAGCATCAACTTCCCTCTGGTCAACCAGCTGATGCTCGCCATCAACAATAGCCTTGACCTTCTTGCCTTTGAACTTTCCATCTTGAAACTGATCAGGAAGGGCAACAACCATCTGCCTCATGTCACTGGGTGACACAGCCCTGGTTGTTTTCTTTCGGACGTCGTAGACCTGGGTGAGGAGATCACCCCCCTTCTTCCTGGCCCCCAGTGGAAGATTCATGACAATGCCGATCTTCTCTGAGTCAGGCGTGTGAATCGGATCGATGTATCCAAGGTGAGATGGATGCACGGAGCGCTCCTCAGCCCTGACCATCATGGGGTCCTTGATTCCGCCCTCGCCCATGACAGTAATCTTCGACATACCGTTTAGCATGTGAAGTGGGTTTGTCTGATCGGGGGTATTCGACAGAGTCGACTGTGTGAAGAATGATGTCAGGGCAGGGGTGAACTGACTGGCACTAATCAGCTCATCAACACGCTTAGGTGGAGCTTTCTGGTTGTTCATCTTCCGATGAATCTTTTTTCGGAATTCATTGATCTTCTGAGTCAACTCGCCGTTCGGCTTGAAAAACCGTTCGCGCATGACATCGGAGAGGGAAAGGACCTTCTTGTATTCAAGAGCCTGCCTGTCATCTGGCCCACGCTCACCGGCCACGGCTCGCAGAAGCTCCTTGCTGCCAACAAGGACGGCCTCGGGGGAGAGCTTACTGAACTCTTTGCCGATGGTGTTCTTAGTAACCTCTGGGCGCAACTCGTGCTCTTCGAAGTACTCACGGATCGCCTTCGCTGCATCGTCTGCTGACTCATACTTGGTTGAGGTGAAATGTTCAGCGGCCTTTAGAACGGATTGCTCAGCCTTCTTGGGTGAGACGGCTTTGTTGACTGCAAGGATCCTGTCGCCCCACGCCTTGGCAAGCTGACCATCTGTCATTCCCATGCGAGAAAGAATCGGGTATAGCGGAACCCCGCTTGTATCGGCTGCTCCGCGCATAAGCCGAAATGTCTCACTCTTCGGGTCAAACCGAACATCGAATGCTCGACCGGCGATGTTGACCTCCGTCTTGAGGCTCCGGTTCTTCATCTCGGTGATGTAGATCCCAGGCTTCCTGCGAAGCTGGTTGTTCACCTGATAGTGTTTTCCATCGACAATGAAGCTGCCTAGGTCCGTGCTCTTAGGAAGGGTTGCGAGCTTAATCTTGCTGGATGACGAGATTACCTTTCCGCTATTCCGGTCTACGAGCTCGACGGTTCCGTAGACTGGAACGCCCCAGGTCCTGTCCTTTCTCACAGCCTCTTTTTGAGACTGCCAATCCGATGTGTCTTTGTTGTCTTCGACCCAAATATCTTTGGCTCGAAGTTGCAGCCCCGTGGCCGCGGCCTGCACATCCAGCGCCTTGGAGAAGGCTGTCTTCACATCCTTCTTCACTATTTCAAACTGGTCTTGGTAGTCGAACGTTTCCATGCGTCACGAGCTCTTTTCTGGCACAAGGTTTTTGAACGAGGAAGCCCACGCCCGCAAAGGAGATTATCACCTGGGAAAACCCAACAATAACGTCTTTGTAATAGCTTCTATCCAAGAAAGCGAAAAAGCACTAGAGGAGGACCTGAATGGTCGCAGCAATCGGCGCAGTGATCGCCGCAAACGAGTACATCGAGCAGGAGATGGCAATCTCCAGAGCTCAAGAAAATAAAGAGGCAGAAGACTCGCCTCGCACAAGGAGAATCCGCCACAGCCTTATTTCGGACGCGCTCGAGCTCGGCGTCCGAATGGCAGCCCTGTCGTTCGTGGTCTTCAGCGGACTTACCATTGGACTCAAGATGTTTGGCCTAGCCGCCAGCGCCATGGGATTTCTGGCCACGAAGGTCTTGGCCATCGATGCTGGGGCGATGCCACAGGGAGCGCCTTCGTAAAGAAAAATCAACAAGGAGAAGCTACCCAATGGTGGGAGCAGTAATAGGCGCACTCGCCTACTTTGATGAAGTAGAGCCAGAGTTGTTCGCTGTACCAGACCGTCCAAAACAGCAGGGGCCGCGAATGGTTGACCTGAGAAGGCTTGCGGGATCCGTTGTTCCCGCCCACGGCCTGATCATCAATAGCCGTGGAATATCAGCCGGAGGGTTTGGCGGTCGAGTGTTTATGTGGATGAGGAAGCTGTTGGGTGCAGTTTCCGTAGCAGGCATGATCGCCCTAGGTCTGTTTGTCTACACAGAGTTCACCCACGCCTGGCAAAAGAGGGGGTTGCCTACAATACCAATCTCGGCCCTGTCTGCGCTCGACGAAGCAGCGCAACAGGGCAGGTCGTCAGGTTCAGCCACGACCACTGGTCGGGGCGATGTGTACCAGCCAGGAGTAAGGCGCGAGTCTGGGGCTCAGAGAAACCTGAGTCTCCTTAATGACTACATTGGTTAGTCAATCAGCTCGCTAACCAGGAATCCTGCTAGCACAGATGTCGAGACAGCGGCTGCGGTCCAGGCCAGGGGAGATCCCCACCTGGGCCGTACCCGCTCGTCTTGGTATTTTTTATCCAAGGCAATCAGGTCGGTTCGCAACTTGTCGTTGCTTGCAATGAGTAGATCGTTGCTGGCCGAAATGGCTTCCGCCTGCCTGAGCAGGTCTTTTTTTTGCTCTTCAAGCAGCGTGACTTTTTGGTCTTGGAGCTTGAGCTGGACGCGGGCAGATACGAGCTCGGCATCGACCTTTAGAACAAGCTTCCACTCGCCAAGCGTGTAGCCGCAAAAATCTCCGGCCAGCTTGCACTTAGGAACAATCTTGGGCTCGTAGCCGTCAGCGAACGCCGGCGTCCCGCCAAGAACGAATGCTATCGATAGCACGCAAATCAGCCTCATAGCGCTTCTCCTCTGCCCTCATGTCGGCCTCGAGGACACGGATCTCATTCTCTGCCTTGTCGATCCGCTTCGCCGCCTCAAGCACCACCACCAGGTTCTTGCTGAGCTTCTTGTCAAGCTCAGCCTTCTCCTTGAAGATCTTTGCCTTATTCTTCTCGTGACGAAGCTTGGCCAGTTCTTTGTTCCTGCGCCAAGAAATCCACGACCAAACGGCCGTGCCGATAAGCACGACCGCAATGATCACGACCACGCCGACCCAAGACTTACCGCCCCCCGACTTCTTCTTGTTGTCGTTGACGATTCCCTTGAGCTGGTCGAGGAGACGGTGGGGGTCGAAGGGTGGTTTCTTTAGCTCCTTCGACCCTTGTTTCTCGTCAGCCATCTAGGGGTTCAGCGGAAGCGAGTCGTCCACGTCTAGGCGGCGTGAGAAAAGATGAGCCTCGATAAGGCCCTCGAGCTTCTCTCGTCCAATATCTGGTAGACCCGAGGCCTTACCAATATCCAATGCCCAGTTCGCTGCAACCTCGAGGATTTCAGGACCCGGAATCTTCTTGTCATCGGTCATGTCACGCATCTTGTTGCGAGCCCATTCACCGCCACGCTGTGCAGCCTTGCCAGCCAGCTTCGACCAGGCGTCGAGCTGCTTATCGCCCACGTCGATCTTGTACTTCTTCCTAACCCAAGTAAGCAGAAGTCCCACAAGGCCCGTGACCAAAGCCCCGAATGCTGGAACGAGAATGGCCATGAGCTCGTCGCTGAGTCGCTGGAGGGCAGTGCCTGCAGCAGGTGAGGAATCGTCAGCTTTTGGTTCGGGGGCTGCCTCGGGATCCGGATCGGGCTCTGGTTCTGGCGCTGGCGCTGCCGAGGGCTCTGGAGTTGGAGCCGGCGCGGGATCCACTGCCTCAACAGCATCGACGCCAGCATCGCTTTGCGCGAACGCGACGAACGGAACGGCTGCGAGGCCGAGGCTGAATACGAGTACGAGTACGCTAGCCAGCCGAGCGTTCACTCGACCAGTCTTTTTGTGCTTCAAAAATTTCATCTTTGTTGTCTCCCTTGGCACGCTTAGGCGCCTTTTCCCAGTATTGGACCACGAGAATAACTTCCTCGGAAGTCGTCACGACTAGGTCCTGCCCTGTACCTTCGCGAACAGTATTCTTTCGTTCGTACTCGCGCATCATCTCAATCTTGATGCCTGAGGAAGCGTCATTTGCTCGATTGCGAAGATCTGCATATCGCTCAAGGTCCGCATCTTCGAACATCGAAAATTTCTCGATGCGAAAATTACCTAGATTGCTGTTACTGCTACCGAATTTTACCTCGGTGACCTTAGCCATCAGATGCTTCCATCCTCGCGCCGCGGGGGCGCAACCTGCGGGTTCGGACGCATCTTGTCTGCTGCGTCTGCAGCTGTGCCGCCCGGACCCATCTGTGTGAGTAGCTGCTCAACCAGGCGAGCCATGTTCGGCATTCTCTGGCGGAGCTCAGCGAGAACCTGATCCCTTTGAGCCTGCGGCATCTGAGCCAGCCGATTAGCCCACTGCTTGGCGATCTTGGAGGCATCCATTTCAACTACTTGGCCCCCACCACCGGCAGACTGGCCTGTTGCCCCCACTTCCTGAGCCTGGACCTGCGCCGCTTGCCCCTGCGCCGCTTGAGCGGCCATCTGCTGGTCCTCGGCGAGCTCAGCCGACGTTGCCGGCGACGCCCCTTCCTGGGGCTGCTGTTGGCCGCCTTGGCCCTCCTGGGGAGGCTGGCCCTGCTGGGGCGCCTGCTGGGGCTGGCCTCCCTCCTGCGCAGCCTGCTGCGCCGAGGCCTGATCCTGCCCCTGGCCCTCAAGTCCAGGCTGCCCTCCGGACATAGCGCCCTGCGCCTCCTGGAAGGCCTCTTGCGCCCTGGCCTGGTACTTGGCCGACAGGATCTGTGCCTCGCCCTGCGCCTCCGTCTGGGCTTTCTGGACCAGCGCCTGAATTCGATTCCGCTGTTCGGTCTCTTTCTCGATCATCTTGAGTTCATCGTCGTAGTCGAACCCGAGCTCGGTAAGCATCGTGTGATCGGAGATCTTGTTGGCCGCGTTCAGCTGGATGACGATCTGCTTTCGCTGAATATCGTCGGCCATCTTGAACTCGGTGAAGCCGATGTCCACATCGGGAAGACCGAGGTACAGCTGGATGCGGTTCTTCGCCCAGTTAACGAACCGGAGAAGAAGCCGCCGATACATGAGGAAGTGGTTCTCCAGGGTCCTGAGGCTGACGCTGGAGCCAGACCAAGAAAGGCCGCCGAAGACGAATTCAATGGGTACGCCCATGCCACCCGTGATCTCCTTGTTCGTGACTTCGATTTCTGGGCCAAGAAGAAGAGCTCGGCCGTCGCCACCCAGCCTCTCGAATCCCAAGGGCACCGACACGACCGAGATGTAGTTGGGGTCGATACGCCATTTGCGGATCTCCGACTGCACCGTGCCTTGCCAGCTGGACAGGTTGACGTGCTGGTAGGGGTCTTGCTGTGCGTTTGCCTGCGGGAAGATGAACTCAAGCGGCATAATGCGCTGGAGAGCGATCGCCTCCTGGGCTCGCCGAAGAACGTAGAGGTAGAACATGCGGCCCATCGAGTGAATGATGAGCGGCTTGCCCCAGCCCATGTCCTGCTCTGCGAGCGTTGGCCTCTTGAAGTGGAAGAGGTTTTGGTCGGAGAGCGCAATGTCACGACGCTTTTTGAGCGCCATGAGAAACACTTCGGGGATGTCGACCAAGACCTCACGAACGCCACCCTGTATCGCCTTGCGAATTTTGTTTGGAATCTTGTAGCGGTACTTCGACTTGCCGGTAATCGGGTTGTAGTGAATGTCGATATTTTTGGGATCCCATCGAACAAAGTTAATCCCCGTTTGGTCCCTGATGGGCCTGTCGACGATTTTCCCAACGACCTGTTCTGTGCAGCTTGGGCACTGGAGGTGAAATTCGAAGTTGGTGAACTTGTACTTCAGTCGCTCGTCCGCCAGCTTGTGAAGCGAATCGCACTTTGGGCAGCGAATCCATCGGACGAATGGAAGGTTAATACTGACAAAAGCATTGCCGTAACAGAAATAGTCGAGGCCGATCTCAATGAGGAACGGCTTCAGGTTCAGCGTGTCCTCGAGGACGTTCTTCCATCCTTCGCGGACGTGCTTCTCTTCGGCGTTGTAGATGAAGTTCGTGACTGGATACTCGGCGATCTTTGTGACCACCGAACCAATCATCGGGTCCTTGTAGAAGAAGTACTGACACCACCGAAACAGTTCCTTGACTGTCGGCGGCATGTACGTCTGCGCGATATCGAAGAAGGGGGACGGATAAACCGTTCCCCTCCGTCGATCACGGGCAGTCGTTATGCTTCCTCCGGCCATCTATTTAGTCGCCGAACATCGTTTTGCCGACCATGTACGCGCCGAGGCCAGCCTGGACCTTCTCGGACGTAGTCAGCGAGCTAATTCCCTGGTTCATCATCTTGTCGATGATGCCTGGAGGAGCGTTGTTCTCCTTGGCGATGTTGAGAGCCTGTTCTTGGTTGGGCATTGCCTTTGGCGTTGACTCCGGCTTTGGCTGGCGGGCTGCGCCATCGGTACCCGTCCCCTTGGGTGGCTTGTAGCCAGGAGCACTTGAGATAGGAGTGACGCTGCCTTCTGCAGCCTCCCTCGCCTTCTCGGCGCCCCGCTGAGTCTCCATCTGAGTCTTTGCGGTGTCAGCTTGGGTCTTAGCGGTAACCGTTTCAGAGGTCGTTTTCGCTGGGCCAGCGGTTCCTTTTGGTGCCGCACCGGCTCCACCGCCCCTACGAACGATTACCTGAGGCGGCTTCGGCGGACGGTTTGCCTTGAGCAAATCTGTCGCCTTTCGCTGAGCCTCAGGGATGGACTTCGACAAACTCTTCTCCGCAGCTCGAGCGTATTCACCGGCTTTTCCAGGGGCGGTGGATATAGCCCTCGCCGCCTGCCTGGCCTTGAGCAATTCGGCTTCTGAGCCAAGAATGGCTCCGCGTCGACCAGCCCTAAACTCCCTGCCAAGAGCCTTTCCGCCTCGAGCCGTAGCTTTGAATGGTCGAGCAATTTGCTTTCCGGCTGCCGTCAGCCTGCTGCCTGCGATAGATTTTGCGCCGGCTGCTGAAGCACGCATTTTAGCTGCCGTTGTTCCGGCTCCGGACATCAAGCCACCAAGCCTTTTCGCACCACCCAAAAGAAGTCTTCCCGCCGCTGCCGCAATCGCCTGCTTTTCAAGCAGCGCATATTCGGTCATCTGATGACCGACCTTCGCCAGGGTTTGCTCTACGATCCAATGCTCATCTTCGGGTAGCTGGGAACAGGCTTGCTCGTAAGCTGCCTGCAGGTCACCTTCGATTGATTCGGCGGCAACCTTGTCGAAGATTTCTCCGAACTCCTCAATACTGAGATTGTTGTTTGTTAAAAGAACGTCGATGTATGCATCGGCGCGTTTTGTCATCCCGCCGTTGAAGCCACATGGACCAGCCGTCTTGAGGATGTAAAGGTCTCGATCAATACGACCGGCGATTTTCTCGAAGTCAGACGGCGCAGAAGCCTGCTTCTCAATAGGCTCCGGCTCCGGCCGCGGAACGCGAACCCTGTGGACCTGCTCGGCCTGGCGCATTGCAACCTTCTGGAAGAAGGAGTCCGACTGCTCATCGAGCAGATATGAGAAGTGCTTGTTCATATTAGCCTCCGTCGGCCCACCAGGGGCCACGCCCATTGCCGCGGGCTGGATCGTACTCAGATTCTACGACTTCGTCGCATTCCCTGGCGATATCGTTGTACATGCCTTCGATATATTCGCGGCGGTAATCCGCAATCTCGTCGGCAATTTTCTGCAGAGCGTCCATGTCCTTGTTTTCAGGCCCTATCATGGCACAGGCGGGCTGGTGGTTGAAGAGCTTGCCGGCGCACCCGGCACGCGCCCGCGCTCAGCCTCACGTTCCCTGAGATACGTCTGGACCACAAAGAGCTTGAGGATATGGATATCCCGCGGGTCTTCCTCGTTCCATTCGATTTCCTCCGGGTTCTCACCCTTAACGCGCTCCCAGGTCATCTGTACATCGTTCTTCAGCCCAACCAGGTGCTCACGGTTGCGCTCGAGCACCTCCTGGGCGCCGTCGAACCATTCCTCGGGTGCCCACACCCATCCATGGTCATCCAGTATTGCCGCCATGTATGCCTTAACTTCGTGAGCAAACTCGTCATCTGGTCGGATTCCTCGCATAACCTGAACAGCGAATGCAAGCTGCATGGGTGTCATGGGCTGAAAAGATCCGATGATGGGAATGATGTCATTCCAGGCTAATCCGCAGTCTTCGAAAACATCCCAGTCGATCCATGGAATGTCTGTCGTAGCAGCCAGCCTGAGCGCCATGATCTTATTTCGCACAAGCTCGCCCACGGGACCGAAGCTTCTTCTTAGCGCCCACCAGAGCGTATCCGACTCCCAGTCGGCCCAGTCCGCCTTGTAACGCATCGTCAAGACCTCCAGGAGCTGGAGCGGGTGAGCTCGCTTGTCAGTGAACAGCTTGCCGTGGGTCAGCCTCGACGGGAGCTCTGGCTCGACTGCCCCCTCTTCCGGCTCTGGCTCTTCATCGTTTCTCTGAAACGAATCGATCTGGACTGCCTCACCAGCCTCTCCCGGAGGCTGCTCCTGTACCTGATCCTGGTCAGAGCCCTCGTCCTCTGACGCCTCTTGTTCTGGCGGGCTCGCTTGATCCTCTTGCCCTTGGGCAGCCTGCTCCTCGAGCTGGTCGAGAATGCTCGGTGAAACCGAAGGGACGCCAAGAGCGTCAGCCACACCCGGATCAAGGTCGACCGCAACTTTCGTTCGCCCACTGTCATCCAGCAGAGCTCCAAGGAAACCCTGCTCTGCCTCATTGAGAGTATGTCTGCTCACTCTATGCCTCGCCGGAGATGACCTGTTTGATCAGGACTTTCTCAGGCGTAGGCAACGACTCGAAGATCTCGGTAGGGTGCTCCGAGAACTGGCGGGCGAAAGCCTCTCCAAGGTATCCCGCCAGTTTCTTCGATGTGGCTGCTTTCCTGAGATCTTCCTCAGTGATGGTCCGCCCATCTACTTCAGCAGACCAGCCAGTGGCAATCTTGTCCATTGTGCTGGCATAAGCATCAGTAAGGCCGCGGTCGTAGTACTTACTAAGTCCTGTCGACTGGTCGAATGTCTGCAACGCATTCGCCATGTCTTCTGGAGTGGTCTCGCTCAGAGATGCGGCCAGCTTGTCCAGCACATCTCGAGCACCCGGATTTCTTGGCAAAAGAGATTTGCGCTGCTCGAGGTGTGCATGAACGTTCCTGTTCCAGTTCGTCGAGGCCCACTTCTGGAGCGTGTCGCTGGCTGATACATCAACCCCGAGCTCTTCGGCTCGATTTTGCACCGACACAGCAAACCTGTGCCGATACTCAGAAGGGAGATCCTTGGCATACTTTTCGAAATACGCGGCCGCCATCTTTACATGGTGCTGATCAGGCATCGCATATTTCCGAATAACAGAGCCATCACCCTGCCGAATGACCAAAGCAAAATGTTCGTTTGGCAGCTCGGTCATTGCATTCATCTCGACCGCCGCTGTCTTTTCCATTCGCAATTCCCGCTGCGCCAACTTGCGCAACATCCAACCACTCTCGGACCCTTCAACGAAGGTGTTCGATCCGGCCTCGCCCTCTTCGACTCGGGCAGCATAGGCATCAACGAGGGGAGAAGCTAGAACGCCGTAGGCGTCGCATGCCTTCTTGATGAACTTTGCGGCGATGAATCGGGCAGGGAAAGCCAGCTTCTCGTGAGTCTGGTCGAAGTACTGTGCCGACAACCAGGCATTGCCTGGATCGTTGACAGGGAATTTGCGGAAAACCGATGCCCTCTTCGTGAGAACGATGAGACCAAACTCGGAGTCAGGTAATCCCTGATGCTGCTCTGGCGTGAGCACCGTGACGTTTGCATTCCCCATCTCTACGGGCATGGAGACCTTCGTCATGAGTTCATGTTGGGTGTCGTCGTAGAAATCAATGACGGCTGCAGCAATCGACATACCTGTGTTCCTCAAAGGCGGTTTCGCTCACGGTAGCACGGCCCCGAAAAGGAGGTCAATCACGCTAAAGCACTCGACATTTCCTGGCATAAGAATGTTGAACCAAAAGAGTGCCAATTCCGGCATATCCGTAGGTTCAAAGAAACTCGAAATAGGAGCCACCTATGAGCAACGAAAACCAGAACAAGAGCGGAACCAGCAACGTCCACACCAAAGACGCGAAGGAGCCCATTGTCGATCGCGTTTGGGGATTCACCAAGAGCATGGCCAAACCCGCCATCGCAGGCGCTGCCGGTATCGGCATCGCTGCAGGCGTCAAGGCCGGCTTCAACCGATTCGCCCAACGCTCGACCGAGAATGCGGCCTCCTCCGCCGTCCACGGCGGTGGAACCAAGCTGAAGCCGTTCTAGGTCTTGAACGGTTGCACCTCCCCCCGGAAGGGGGGAGGTGGCCTCCACCTAGAATTTCTTTAGCCTAGATGAGGTCAACGAAGTTCGCGGTCGCCGCGGCAGGTACCACGACCTCTTTCCTCAGATTGATATCTGGGATCTCAAGCTCGACGATGGCCCCCTGAACGATGTCGATCGAAAAGCTGCCGTCGCTTTGGCTAATTGCCGAAACGATGCCAGAAGTAATGCCGGCTCCTCCGGCGATCTGTCCGCCCTGGTCGTCAAGTGTCGACTTCACGGTCGCACGGATTTGGGCACCTTCAGAGGGAGTCCCATCGACGTTGCAAATCGTTCCAGAGATTACGCAGATTGCTGCAGGCATGGATCAGCTGGCCTCTTTCCTCGCAGGCTGATTGGCGAACCTTTTTTTAGCCATGTAGAACGCAAGGTTTGCATACAAGGCAACTAGCAATGAAATTCCAGTTGAGATGAAAGTGATGACTTCAATCTCAACGCTGCGAGTAATAGCCCATACGCCAGTCACAGATAGCCACACGATGAGGATGATGGCTGCGCAGATGGCGAGGCTGATCGGGTTATTTCGCTTGATCCAGTTCTGATAGAACCTAACCACGATTGGAGCCCAGAGGATGGCTGTCGCCCCAGTCAACGCATAGTAAGCAGTAAGCACATTAACCCGCGCTTCCTCGTGCGATCTTTTTCTTCGTCTCCGGATACCAGGTGCAGTCCTGCGGGACGTTCGTTGGTGCACGACCAAAGCGTTCGACGTGTTTCTTCTCCGCAATCTCCCCTATCTCTGGCAATGCCTTTGAGGCAATGTCCTCGGTCCCCCTGTCGATGCTTTTTGACCGTCGCGCCACGAAAAGCATTCCGACAAGAACAGCAACAATGACCAAGCACCAGATGAAAAAGGAAAGATCTCCGGGACTCATTTTTTGTCATCCTCTCTCAGCGACCTGACAGATCCAGTCTGACGGGTGTAGTCGATATGCGTATCGATCGACTTCGCGAGGACTGCTGTGGATTGCATCAGGGAAGTTAGGAGCTCGAGCAGTCGATCGATCCTCTTCTCCATGCGCCACATAAACCATACGGCCACGAAGACGGGGAACCCGAACTTCATCATCATAGCCATTCCCTGGTCGTAGCTCACGACAAGAAGATAACAGGCTACTAAAGGTCCGTAAACAGTACCGAGGCCTGGTCGGGAACTAACACCCTACGGTCATAGCCAATGGCCGGAATTTCGAGACGAAAAGTCCCCCCTCGAACCAGGGGAATGTCGAAGTCGCCGAGGTCATTCGTGTAGGTGGCGACGACCCTGTCCGACTCTATCGACCGCCCGATGCTGTCGCTGTAGCCAGGAATCAGGATTGCGCGAATGAGCTGGTTCTTGGACGGATTGCCCTGCGGATCGAAAACCGTTCCCTGCACCGAGCAGAGCTCGAGGGAGGCGGCGCCGGCGAGCGGGCCAAATACAAGGTCCTCGTACTTCAGGGCGAGCGTGCCAACGACATTGCTCATCTTCGTGATGTAGCGCGTCGACCCAGAAAGTGTGTCGAGTGACTGGTCAAAATCGAAATGGTAGCGACCGGGCAGGCTTGCCGAGTCAGTTTGGGACATGACGTTCTCGACGATTGTCGGCTGCCACGTACCGTCCGAGGCCTGGAACCAGCTCCCGTCAGCAATCCGCTGAATGGCCGCCGTCGGACCCTGGCCGATGACTCCGGCTCCGGCCGAGATGATGTCGAGATAGAGGCGAGCGACCTCTCCGCGGCTGAATCGACTATCCATTGCTTGAGTCCTTCCTCACCATGCTTCCGTTGCCATCGTACACCCATTCGCCCTGGGACAGATCGAGCATGCCAGCCATCGCCCGAACCACCTGAGCTCGCTGCCGCTCCGCATGGAGGGCGGCTGCCTTGCAAGACTCCAGCTTCTTTTCCATTCGCTCGAAGGAACGCTTGGCCTCGTCGTAGCTAAGATACGTCTCCCCCAGGGCAGCCATCGAGCTCGAGACCCAGCCGTTTGCCTCCTCGAGGGCACGGCGCTGATCGGCGGACAGCTCGATCTTGTCAGGCTGCCGAATGGGAGAGACGTCGCTCATACCAGCAGCTCAGCCTTGACGCCTTCCCAGTAGGCAATCTCGGCATCGTACCGGTCCATGTCTTCCTGCTTCCGGGTATTGATACCAGCGATTTTGAGATCGATCATCTCAGTCGAAAGAACCTGGTTCTTGCGCCACGTAGGAGCGCCCTCGAGCTCGACCTCGAAGCGGTTTTCAGCCGCTTCGTAGCGCTCATGTCCTTCAGTAATCGGTGTCTTTGCTTTTATGTGTGGCATTTCTAGGTATCCAGGTTGAGGGCTTGAGCATTGCTTGCAACATCAGATGGCGGCGTGGTCGTGTTATCAATCAAATTTTTGACCTGCTCACTTCCTGCAGCCACGAGAATACTTTGCTAAATTTTTGACCTGCTCACTTCCTGCAGCCACGAGAATACTTTGCTGAGCTGGGGCACCGGAGTTGGCTAGGTTTCCTACAACGACTACCCCAACAGACACCGTTGCTTCAGATGTGTTAATTGCAGCACCGTTGGCAGTAGCACCGGTAGCCTGAACAATATTCGCTGAGACAGTTACGAAGTTGCAACTAAAGACACGAACCCCTCTTCCTGAAACCGCACCAGTATTGCCATTAAAAAGCACGTTTCCAGCAATGGAAACAGTATTTGCATTGGAGACCTCAATGCACGGACTGGCGCCAGTGCTGTCGTTGCGAACAACATTGCCGTTGACGGCCACGTCATCGACATCGTCAATGTCGATACCGAATCCAAGACCCTCTAGGTTATTGTTGCTGACAACAAAGTTTCTTTGAGCGTCTCCTGAGATGCGAATGCCGCGGTTGTCGTAGTCCTTGATTGAATTACCGTTGATGGTGAAATGCTCGCCAACGGCGAATGCGCCGTTGGTTACATCAACGCTGATCCCGAAGTAGGTTTCGCTGATGTCATTGTCGCTGATGACAATTTTTTCCATCGGACCAACGCCGTCCGACTGGTTCACCCAGATTGCAGTTGGACTTAGATTCGCTGAGTGAACGATGCTTCTGATTACGTTGCCGCAAATTCGCATCTGAGATGCGTTTTGCTGGATATCCATTCCGTAACAGAGGCCAGTGAATCCATCGCTGCCGCAGTTCAGGTTGGTGATGATGTTCTTGCTGCAGACGGCATCAGTGTTCGTTCCGGATCCAGGGTCTTGGAAATAGATACCTCTCGTAGACACCTGTGACGTCAGGTTGCCGCATGTATCGATCTTGTTTCCGGATACTGAAAGGCTTTGCCATGAAGTGAGAACAATGACCTGCGTGTACTGAGCAACCGCTGGGCCGGAGGTTCCAATGTTGCGAAGCCTGTTGTCGTCGATCTCGCACAGGATGAGATTGTCTTCCGATACGATTCCAAAGTTTCCGTTCTTTGCCCTGACTGAATCGATGGAGTTCTTCGATATGCTCACCTCGAGACTGAAGTTGGTGGTGAGCCTGATACCGTAACCATCAAGGAGGTTGACGCCGGCTGATGCACCGATGCCATCGATCTGGTTGTTACAGACGCTGACGCGCCGCATGGTCTCTTCGAGGAGAATGCCGTGGGCCGCTGTTACCGCACCGGAATCATCGGTCATTTCCTCGATTGTGTTGTCATCGATGCATGAGTTCAGCAGCTCGCCACCGGACGATGTCATCCAGATCCCAGCACGACCGCGGGAACCGCTGTCTGCAGTGATCACGTTCTTCGTGACATAGACCTCCGACAAGTTTCCAAGTGTCGGATCCAGAACAACACCGTAGTCGCATTCAGACATTCTATTGTCCTGAATGCGGATTCCTCGAACCGTACCCACCGGGGACTGGACTCGAACAGCGCGACCTTCGGTAAGCGACGTCGACGTGTCCTGGTAAAAATCACATCCTAGAACAGCTACACCTGAACCAGAGATATCGATGCCTGATCCGTCTTCGGGGACGACAATTCGACAACCACGAACCAGGTTGCCGGCACGCGACATCGTAGTCGGCGCTCCCAGAAACTCACCGGCACCGGAAGGTGTCTCAATGATGCAATCAAGGACGTGAATGTCCTGCATCGCACGGTTCAGGAACTCAAACGCAGTGGCGACCGCCCCAACCGCCCCGGCCTCGAATCGGCAGTCACGGAAGGTGACGTTCATCGAAGCGTCTTCATCCAGGGTAACGAGAGCCGTCGGATCCACCGTCGCAGCATCGAAGCTGCACCCGTCGAACTTGCCCCTGGTCGTGCCCGTGGACAGCGATACACAGCGGGAGGCTGCACTCGCAAGGTTCGTCTCAAATCGGCACCCGTAGAAGGTGAAGTCGGTGAACACGCCAGTAAGCGCATGCGTGCCGCTGGCTGGAGTATAGAACCGCGTGTTGCGGAACTCCGGCCTGGTCATTGATGTCGACGTCAGTCCTTGAATAAGGCAGGTATCGAACAGCGACTCGTTGGCAGCCAGGGTGACATCGACCGCGTAGGCGTTCGTTCCACCGCTAATGATGACACCGATATTGCGCAGAGTGACCGTCGACGCGATGTCGATGACCAGGGCTGAGGCAGCTCCAGTTGCTGCAAGGACAGTGATCGCTGGTCCATCACCAACAATCGTGACGGCTTTGTTAACGGTGACCGCCGTGGCTAGGAAGTAATTGCCAGCCTTGATGTAGACCGTGCCACCAACGGCGACAGAGTCGATGGCTGCCTGGATGACGGATGTCGAGGTCCCATTGAAGTCTCCGAAGCTCGTGACCCCATCGCCGACAGAGACGGTGTGAGTCTTCGCTCCACGAATGGAATGGACGGCTTCCGTCCTGGCCTCACCGCCAACAAGGGCTGCACCCGTCGACCCGATGATCATGGGTCGCTCGTTCGTTTCGTCCAGGTCAATTCGGTGGACCTGACCGTCGTCGGCATGAACGCTCCGAATGACAAGGTCCCGCGTATTCACGGCCTCGATGGCAGGCGTGGTGCCGGCGGCCTGGATGTACTCGTAGAAGTCGAGTTTGTCGAGGAGCAGAGACCGAGCACCGTCGATGTCAACAACGGGGTTGGCCGTACCAGTGCTGTTGCCCCAGAAGCTGACGTTCTTGATCGAGGCCTGGTGGGACTTGTAGACCGTGAGCAGCTCTCGCGTGTT